AGAAGCTGGATTTATAGGTGAGTATGGTGAGTGGTATGATAGTTCAAATTATGGCAATACTGATAATTTAACTGCTACACAATTAGCTAATAGAATTGAAATTGGTAATAAAATATTTGAATTATGTCCTAAAAGAAATATAGCTTTTAGAACTCCAAGTATAATGAGAAGTATTACAGGAAATAATGCTATAACAAATGAACAGGCGTATAATAATAGTAATGCTTCTAGGATGAGTTATCATAATGATTGTTTCTTAAGAACAGGTTGGGAAGGATTTACTAATACAACAAATGAATATTCATATTTAGATAGTCAAACGAGATTTACTATTGCTGGTGGAGAATCATGTGGATTAATATCACCAAGCACAGATTGTAGTAATGCTTTATTAACATTGGAAAGATTTCATTTTAATTATTTAAATATGTCTTATCATCCTGATGTTTGGAATAATTGGCAAGTAAATAACTGTAAAAGCGAGATAATTAATAGATTAGGATATAGATTTGTATTACTTAATAGTTATATAAATAACAATGCTATTTCTATTACTCTAGAGAATAAAGGATTTGGTAATCTTGTTAATGATAGAAAGGCTTATATTGTTTATAAAAATATTGCAACTGGTCAGGAATTTAGCATATTACTAAATACAGATCCTAACTTTTGGCAATGCGATGTTGTAAACGGTAGCTTAATTTATCATGTTATTAACAATAATTTACCTAATGGAAACTATAGATTATATTTAAACTTACCTGATATTGATATACCTACAAATCCTATTTATTCAATTAGATGTGCTAATGAAAATACTTGGGAAGAAAGTACAGGTTATAATAATTTAAATCAAACAGTTATTATCAACAACTTGACAGTTAAAGCATTTATATATAATGATCAGTTAATTATATCTAATATAAGAGATTATGAATTTAATGTTTATAATATATTAGGTCAAGAATTAAATAAAAATAATCACGATTTATCTAACTTACCAAAAGGTATTTATATAATTAAGATTTACAATAAAGAAGAAAAGTATACTCTAAAAATCTATAAAGAATAAATAAAAAAATAATTATGGCAACTAAAGAACAATTAAAAAGAAGAAAAGAAATTAAAGACGCAAAACGTGATTGGAAAGAAACTTTGAGATTAAATCCTGTGGGTTATCAAGAAGAGAGATTGAAGCTACACGCTCACGCAATAGATGTGAAATCAAAATCAAAAGTGGGTCATAATTACGAAATGATTGATTCTAACAGAGAATTAGTTAGCGAATTTGAAGGCAAAAAACAATCAATAAATTTTACTTTTAATCAATATCAAGGTAATTATAGCCTTGGATATGTATGTAAATTACAATTATATAATTAAAATTTATGAATGATTTTATATACAAAAAAGTTAAAGTTTTATCTACAAGAGATTGTATTGATTTAATTAATTCAGAATATTATGTTTCTGATTGGAAAAGAGTAACTAAGTTTAATTTAATTGAAGGTTCAATAAGAGTTTTTAAAGATAAAAATAATGATTATATAAGTGTATTTACTATAGATTCTAAATGGAGTAAAAGTACTAAGCTGTATAAAGCAGATTTATCTATTTTAAAAAATAATATTATAGAACTTCAAAAAATAGCTAAATTTTATTATGGTCATGATTATAATGAAATATATTTAAATCCATTAAATAATCATTTATATTGTGTTGGTGGAGATGGAGGATGGTGTTATGCTCCAAAGTTATCTAAAAAACAAATGGATGTATTAGATGATAATGATGAAATATACGAATCTAGTAATCCTAATATTTTTGAAGAAGGTGAATTAGGTTATTTAGAAATGAATCAACATCCTAATACAAAATGGATTACTAATGTTGAATGGGAAGCTGAATGTAATCCAGAAGAAGATTCTGAGTATATAAAAGTTGCAGAGTATCAAACTATAAATTAAAAAAAAAATAAATATAATATTATGAAATTTAGTGCACAAGATCAAGCAGATTATCAGGATTATTTAAAAGGCAAAATTGAAGAGCAAAACAAGCAAGAAGATAGTATTGCTAAGTTTTTTAACTTAACTAATTTACATAAGGATTTAAATTCCTTTATTGTTAAGAGAATATTTAAGAAGAATTAATTCAGGTTCCACAAGAAGAGGGAATTAAACAGATTGAGAAAGCAATGATATGCTAGGCTCGTACTTTAAACGACTGAATAAAATTGGTGTAGATATTTATATTTACACCTCAATGCCGAGGTGATGGAATGCAGACATGCGGGACTTAAAATTCCGTGAGCTTAATAGCTCGTGCCAGTTCAAATCTGGTTCTCGGTACTAATTATCGGACTTATATCGCCTTTGGCTCATAACCAATAGAAAGCGTAATTTGGTTACATGAGAGTTCGAGTCTCTCTAAGTCCACGACAGTTAGATAATAAAGCTTGGTGATTCTTGTAGAGTTATACTATGCGTGAGGTCGTTTATACTTTTCGACCAGTAGTGTCCAAAATAAAAAAGTGTCGTAGTTTTGTAATAAAAACGCAAAATTGAAAACCTGATCAGTTAGTATGTTTTGCGTTCTACGAAATAAATTAAAATTCCCGGGTGTTGAAATTGGTAGACAAGCTATCTGTGAAGGTAGTACAATCACTTGTGTGTGGGTTCGAATCCCTCCCTGGGAGCTATAACTAAAATTAGAGTTAAAATGAATGATAATGAAGAGGTAATAAGTTTAAAGTATGTAAACGATGGGGATTTATTTGAAACAGTAGAATGGCATCAAAAAGAAGATATTGGTAAAATATATCAAAGAAGATTAAATGGAGTCATTTCAATAAATAGAGTTTCTGGTCATGATTATAATACAATATTTGAGTCTACATCAAATTGCTTAGAAAAGAATAAAGTAAAAATAATAAGAAGATGTCAATATGAATGATTTTGAACAAAGAGTAATTGACTATTTAAAACAACCTTATTATTTCTTTAAAGTAAATGATAATAATATAGATAGATTTTGCGAAGTTTTAGATTATTTAGGATTTACTTGGAATAACGAACTTAGTGATTATCACAAAATCAAACCTGAAATGATGAGAGAACTATTTGGATGCAATAGAACATATTATAGAGCAATTAATTCTTGTATGTATTCTTCAGGAGAACTACCTATTGAGGCTAAAATAATTGATGTAGATGATCTATTTGAAAAAATTATAAATGAAAAAATATGAATAAATTAAAAAAATTAACAGAATTAACAAGAGAAGAATTAAATGAAATATCTGATTTATTCGTTGATCAAACACATAGTGAGGGCTGGAAAATAGCTGAAGCTAAAGATTTAATGTCTGAAGATTATAAGTGTTTTATTGAAAAACCTAAAGAAAATTGGAAAGAAAATATAACTGAATATTTAACAAAAAATGGGTATGAGTTACCTAAAAATAGACTATTTATATGAAAAGTTTTTTACAAAATATGGGTTTTGTTAAACCAGATGAAACAACTCAAGAAAATAAACCTTTTGTTGAAAATCCAAAAACAACTTTCCCTTCAAGAAATCCAGCGCCTACTTTTTTTGATCCCGAATCTAAAGAAGAGTCTAAGATAATGGGATTTCCAGAACCAGCTATTGATTTTAAACAAGAATCTCAAGGTTTTAAAGATGAAATTAATCCTTATTTAGATCAACTTAGAAAAGCCTATAATGATCAGTTTACAAAGCTAAATAAGCCCGATGTAGACTTCTTTGAGATATTTCAAGGTCTAAGTAAGTTTGGTAATTTAGAATCAGCAGAAGCTCTTAAAATGGCTTTGTCAATGACTTCTGGTAATCTTACTAAAGAAGTATTAGATACTCAAGCAAATCAGTATGCTAAGACCTTAATGGATAATTTTAATCAACTTAAAAAGCAAGGAGAAAACAAACTTGAACAAGTTAAGTCACAATGGTCTAGTACAGAATCTTCATTAATTGCTACTATTAGTGAATTAAAAAGAAAAATATCTGAAGCAGAATTACAATTAACAACTATTAATGAGAAATTTGATCCTCAAGTTAGAGAAATTAAACTTAAATCAGGAGCCAATCAAATAGCATATAGTGAATTAATGGATAAAATAAACAAAGTTCAAAATAATATTAAAAACAATTTATAAAAATATGATAAGCTTATTTGATTTATTCTGGTGTTATTTAACCGGATGCGCAGTAATGTTTGTAATATGTGCTTTACTTAGAAACCACGTAGATGCACATGAACCTCAAGACAAAAGAACGACTGTAGTTATGACAATACTTAGTTGGATTGGATTGATGATAATGTTTGCAGCATTAATGCATACATTGTTTTACAATAAAAAAGACGAAAAATAATTAATTAACAACTATAACAAATAATTAAAATGAGTGACTTTAAACAGATCGCACAAACAAAGATAAGTAGATTACCTTTGTTTAACGGTATTGACAGTAGTGAAATACAATTAATACCGCAAGAATGGAAAAAAGGTGAAAAACCTGTATTTAACATAGTACGAATACTTGGATTAATTGGTATTGGATATGTTGTATGGACTATCTTATTACCTTTTATAGCTGGATTGGCAGCAGGATTTTATCTAATTGGACAAGTTGTGGCAATAGTTGGTAGCATTCTATTAATCTATGCTTGTAGAAAACCATTAAAAGGTATTGTAAAGTCTATGATTCGTAAGTTTCATGAATTTTGGATAACTAATGATCCTTTTGGAGCATTTAGAGAACAAAGAGTAGAATTGGTACAACAATATGAAGATGCTGTTGGAGCTGGTACTATTATATCTCAAAGTAAAGAGACTATGAAATCTAATGCTACTAAAAATCAACTTGACGCTAAAAAATATCAAGATAGATTAATTGAAATATCTGAAGAAGCTGTTAAATTAAATACAGAAATAGAAAAGTTTACTACAGAAGAATCTAAAGAAGATCCTGAGTATGCTGATTTGTGTATTCAACGAAATGATTTGGCTATGGAATATCAACGTGTTGAAATGAACTATGAACAAGCTAAAGATCTGATTACTCAATTCGGAACCAGAGCTAGTGTATTTACTAAGTTTGAGACTCAGTATAAATATTTTGTTAGTTATCTCAAAAATCGTGTTAAGAATTTTGACTCAACAGTTCAGATACTTAAGAATGATTTTGAAGCTACTAGCGCAATGAGAGCTGGAACAGATGCTGTTAAAAATGTATTAAACTTTAATGATAAATGGGAAGTTCAATTCGCTTCTGAAGTAGTGTTAGGTGCTATTGCAAATAATATTGCTACAACTAAAAACAACTTACAAGATATTAAAGACGCTATGGGTAATATCAATATTGGTGACCCTAGTAAGTCTTTCAATCAATTGGATAAATTAGTAGCCAATATTAAAGCTGGTACTGATATTATTCCTAGTGCTAAACGATTTAATAATCCTGATTTGAAACTTACGGCTGAAGAAAAAGACGCTACAGGTGGAATTGGAGGAATATTTTAATAATTAATTTAAAAACTATAATTAAAAACAAATGGAAAATTTTAATCAAAATCAAACAAAAACAAGTTGGTGGGATAACCTAACTCCCAAAGGTCGTAATACACTTAAAGTATTGGGTGTAATAGCTATTATCGTTATAGCTTATTTAGCAGTAGCCTTTTTTGCCCCCGGAATGAACTTTCTAAAATCTACTACAGGTAATGATTTGGAAATTGATGGAACCGTAATTGATAACGCTTCTAAAGCAGATAAAATCGATTTGCCAGGAAACAGTTTATCAACTAAAGTAAAAAGTAAAACTAAGTATAATTTACTTGAGTATACTTGGAATGGTAATAGTACTATGATTGTAGCTAATGGCGGTCCTCAAACTTCTGAAAATAGTTTAATGGAAAAATATGGTGTAAATCTTAATATAGGACGTCAGGATGATTTTAGTCTATTACAAGCTGCTATGGTTAATTTTACTGCTGAATTTGATTCAGGGAATTTAAATCCACAAAGCAATACTAGTGCATTCGGAGTAAGTATTATGGGTGATGGCGCTCCTTATTTTATATCAACATTAAATAAAATGCTTGACGATAAATTTGGTGAAGATAAATATCACGCTGTAGTTAAGGCTTGTTATGGAGCTAGTTATGGAGAAGATAAACTTATTGGAGATAAAAAATATATTGATAATCCGGCTAATCTTAAAGGAGCTGTTATCGTAACTGCTGTAGGAGACGGTGACTGGGTTGTAGCATTGAATTATATATTTGCTAATAAAGGTATTAAAGTAAATCCAAACATCGGTACGTATGATCCAGAAGCTGTAAACTTTATTCATAATCCAAATATTATTGAATGTGCAAATGATTATATTGCATCTCAATTAAATGGAAAGGTTTATGACATGAAAGAACTTAAAGATGGTAAGCCAACAGGTAAGACTGTATCTAGAAAAATTGATTTATGTAGTACTTGGTTGCCTGGAGATAAAATGATATTTGATAAAGTTCCTCACGCAGTAACTATATCTTCTACTAAAGATTTTCCTAATCAAATGACTACAACTTTAATAGTCTTAAAAGAATGGTCTGATGCTAACCCAGACGTGGTTGTTAATATTTTGAAAGCTACTTATACTGCTGCTAATCAAATGAAGTTATATGATGATTGGAGAGTTAAAGCTTCACAATGTGTTGCTAAAACTTACGGTTATCAATCTCCTCAATATTGGTATGAAATGTTTAAAGGTAAAACTTTAAGTAATGGTCAAATTGCTGGTGGTACTAGAATTATGAATCATGCAGATGCTTTGCAATATTATGGATTAGGTGATGATGGAATTAATAGATACAAATCTGTTTATGAACAAGTTGCTAATTATTTGACAGATCTTAATCCAAATGGATTCAGTGATGCTGTTAAAAAAGTTACTCCTTATGATAAAGCAGTTGATTTGACGTCATTACAAGCGATTTCAGGTATTAATTCAGGTGAAGTGAAACAAGTAGACTATTCTAAAAAGTTAACGTCTGTAATGGCATCTGGAAGCTGGCAAATCAATTTTAATTCAGGTAGTTCGGAGATATTGCATTCAAGCGATAAACAACTTAAAGAATTATACAATTTAATTGTTCAAGCTGAGGGAACTAAAATCATTATTGAAGGCCATACTGATAATACCGGTAATCCTGATCAAAATCAAATTTTATCTAAATCTAGAGCTAACGCTGTACTAGAGTATTTGCAAAATCAAGGTTTACCATTCCAAGCAGTTGAATCTGTAGAAGGATTGGGAGATAAAAAACCTATTGGCAATAATAATACAGCTGAAGGTAGGTATAAAAACAGAAGGGTTCAAGTAACTCTTTTAAAATAATGTATATATTTATTATTATAACAGGATTAGTATTATATTATTTACATCATAAAGAACATAATTTTAAATTTAGAGAATCTTCTTATTTTAATGAAAAAGATTTTTATATATTTAATAATAATTTATGTTTTAACCATGTAAGCAAAGCTATTCTAGATAAAAATGGTAATTGGTATCTTGGAAATTATAAAGCTACTACTGTTAAATGTAGAAAAAGATTTCTATTAGATAATTATAATTATTTTATCAATAATAAATTACATTATAAATTATAAAGAGCGATAAAGTCAATTAACTCTTTTAAAATAAAAAAGTAAAATAGCATACTGGAAACTCTCGATCTCTTCCATTTTACTTTTATAAGCTATTGCTACGTTCTTGCAAGTCGTACTATCTGTTTAAACAAGTCAGATCAATATCTTATTTTTTTTAATTAAATTTAATATTAATAGTGCATAGCACTTAAAACACAAAACAAAAAAAATGAAAAAATTCTTAATCGTAGGAATGTTGTTCTTAGGAGCAATGAGCATGAATGCTCAAACAATTGAACAACCTCAAGTGGATGTTGTAGAAACTAAATCTGTAAATACACTTACTCATTATGTGAGTCTTGGATTATCTATGCATCTTCAAGGAGATTGGCAAGAAAATTCATATGCCACAGTAGAAGGTGGTGTTACTTGCAATAACATCTCTTATGGAGCTGTATTTGGAAGAAGTAATCTAGTTGATGTTTTTGACAAAGATCAGATTACTAATTATTTCTGGGAAGCTAAAATTTCACCAAATTATAAATTAGTGGGAAATTTAACTGGTAGCCTAATTGCAGGTGCAGGCGGATATTTTGGATCTGATGATTATTTTACAGAAGTTGGAGTTGGAATTGGTTATACGCATGAAAACGTGAGTATAGGTCTTAGTTTTAGTAACTGGGATGAAGTTAATTACTTGTCTCCTAGTATTAGTTATAGTTTTTAATTAGTTATCTCAAAAATGCTAAATAAATTATTTAGACCTTTTGAGGAGTTATCCAAATCTCAGAATAATTTAGTTATACTCTTGTGGTTAACTTTTATTCTGGGATGGTGGGTAATTTCTAGTTTTGTAGGCACTACACATTTATTTCCAACAATTACGCAAGTATTTAATGGTTTTGTTAGTGCCTGGAATTTAGGGTTAATGACCCATATTTCCAGTTCGATCTTATTATTTTTACAAGCTAGTTTATATAGCGTTATAATCTCTTGTATAGTAGTATACCTAAGTCCTCTACCTGTTATTAAGCCATTTTGTGATTTAATTAGTACGTTTAGATTTTTGCCATTAGTTGGTATTAGTTTATATATTAGTATTATAATTCATAATGCAAGAAATATACAGGTAACAGTATTAGTAATATTTATGAGTTTATTTTTAATAACAAGTTTATTGCAGAGTCTGTCAAAGAAATCGATTGAAAATGAAATTAATCATGCTAAAAGTATAGGGTGTTCTCGTTGGGAGATAATACTTGAAGTAATGATAAAGGGTCGTTTTGATTTTGTTATTGAAGCTGTAAGACAAAACCTTGCTATTATATTTAATATGCTTGTAGTAATAGAATTAATTAATACTGCTAGTGGTGGATTAGGTTATTTAATTGGTACCAATCAAAAGAATGGTTCTCAAGGTGAAGTAATAGCTTTGCAAATTATAATATTAATGATTGGAAAATCTATAGATTATAGTTTAATAAGTTTAAGAAGGTTGTTTTTTAGATATTCAAATTTTTAATTATGTCAGTAAATGAGTTTTGTAATTACTGGGATAGTAGGCCAAGTAATTTTAAGGAAAGAATAATATTTTGTTTAAGTTTTATAACTATGATTTTAATTTATAGTTTTTTGTATTTTGTTGTAGTACTTTATTATCTAACTGGTTTCTTTTTAATTGATGGAATTATTTGGCTAATATTTGGTAGAAATTTATATACTTATTTTAATTAATTATGGAATATAAATTAGAAAATACAATATTATATCTTGATAAGGTAAATATTGGATATGGTAATAAAATTATTCTGAAAGATATTAGTCTTGAGGAAAAGAATATTACCAGAACAGATAAAATAACTGGTCAATGTATTGCAATATTAGGTAGATCAGGTAGAGGTAAAAGTACATTATTTAAAGCTTTAGCTGGATTAATTAAGCCAATTTCTGGTCAAATATTAGTATCTGATGATTATAATGCTAATAGCTGTAAAATAATATCAGAAGGGGATGCTGGATTTGTTGATCAAGCTTATACTTTATTTAGACATAAGACTGTTTATGAATGTTTAAAGTTTGCATTAAGAAAACAAAAATTATCTAATGCAGAAAAACATACTATGATTGTAGATGCTTTAAATGAATGGAAATTGCTGTCTCAAAAGGATCAATATCCAAATGAGCTATCTGGAGGTCAACGTCAAAGAACTGCTATTCTAGAACAATTATTTACTTCAAAGAAGTATATTGTTTTTGATGAACCAGCTTCAGGTTTAGATGTAGGTAATATAGAGAAACTTAAAGAAAGCTTTGAACATATTTCTCAAACTAATGATTTAAATACAGTTATATTTTCAACTCATGATATTAACTTAGCTGTTAATTTAGCTGATAGTATTTATATTTTAGGACATGAAAATCCCGAAGATCAAGTTAGCACTATAATATCTCATTATGATTTAAAAGCTATGGGATTAGCTTGGGAGCATTTTGGTGAAAAGCATTTAGAATTGTCTAAGAAAATTAGAGAAGATATATTAAGAAGTTAAATAATAAAGTGTTGCTACCGACAGCTCTAAGCCGTGGTACTATCTGGTTAAAGGTCAGATCAACACTTTTAATAAAATAATTATGAGTAAAACATTAGGACATGTAAAACACATGAAGATATCTAACACTGGTCCAGGCATGTTAGAGCAATTTAAAAATCTGGATATGGATTTTAATAGTCTCATAATTTTAGTTGGTCATAACGGATCAGGAAAAAGTTTGATATTAAAACTAACTTGGGCATTAAGTACAATATTAAATAATATTATTATATCAGATGTTCACAAAATACCAGTTCGTGATGATATTAAAATGGCTAAGTTTATATTAGATAACACTTTTACCAATCAAGATATTACAGGAGATATTCATTTTGAATTTGAATGTGGTAGTACTTTATTAATTAAGATGCTGAAAGGAGATATCATAGACTGTATTAGTACTTATAATTCTAATTTACAGCCAACTGGTCAACCTCAATTTATGAGTACTAATATCAGATTGTTTACAAATATTGTTGCTTACTTAAAGTTTAAGAAGGCTTTAGGTATTTCTAATGATATGAGTAAATTCACTGAAGATGAGCTTAAAAAATTATGTGATATGTATAGAATATATGATATAATTTACATGGAATTATTATTTCGCAAAATAGACTCAGGTATTATATCTCAACCTAGTTTAAAGTTAGGAGAATTGCCTAAATTAAATGAAATGATAAATAAATTTGATGGATTTAATTTAGAAATAGCTGATATAACTATGGATTATGCAAATTCAGATATTATGTATAAAGATGCTTCTAACAATGTTAAATCATTAACAAGTTTAGGAAATGGTCATCAATCTATTATTAATATGTTTTTAGGAAATTTATAAGAATTATGAATGCTGATCTACATGACGAACTATTTAATGCGTTGTTAAGTGATAAATATGCTTTTGATATTAGTGACGAAGAAACTAGAAACGAGTTAAATGATATTTTAATTCATTTTGATTATAAATGGTATAATAAAACGGTAGGTTTTTCTGATCAATCTTTGTCTCGAATATTAAATTCTTATCCTTCTTTAATATGTTTCTGTGGAGATGAAATGGATATTGCTCTTCGAATAGAATGTGTAGATAGAACCATTATAGATACTAAAACATTTTTTGATATGTTAAAAAATAAATACAAATGAACGTTGAATTTCTAAGTGTGTTTCTTGAAGAATTTAAAAATCCAAATATTGCTATTAAATTTTGTAACGACAAAGAAGATTTACCATATATTGAAGAGATAAATGACGTTTTAGTTTTTTTAAATTATCACTGGCATAATGACTGTAGGCGTTTTACATTTGAACAATTTTCTTTAACAAGAGAAATTCAATCTGGTGTTGGTGAACCAATTAGATACTTATTTGGAGACAGATTAATTAGCTATAGAAATCCACGAGAAAGAATTGTTATAAATATAAAAGGATTTACAGAATTAGTAAAAGAACAATACAAAATAAAATATGGAATCTAACTATTATAAACAGAAAATGAAAATTGTAAGAGATAAAAAACTTACTGATCGAGAAAAAGAAAATGCCAAAATAAATTTATGGTTTGATCACATTTATGGTTCTATAAAACCTGATTTTGATAAGCTTGGAATGACATGAAAGGTAGTAAAGAATATAGAATAGAGGTAGAGTTGATTAAAATTTATGACATATTAAAATCTAAATATTACAAGGTAAAAATAGAATCAATTGAAGAATATAATAAACTAGTTTCTATAGTTGAAAATGATGAATTTTTGAAAAAAAAATTTGAAATATCTGGATTAGCTTGGGGTGAAAGTTATTATATTAACAAATCAGGTAGAGATGATGTTTGGGATTGTTGGGGAATATATGGTAGTGATACTTCAGTAGAGTATTATGGATTTTTTTATGAAAATTTAAATTCTTTTATTGCAAATAAATCTAAATTGATTCTGTTTAAAGATTTAATTCAACCTATAATAGATATTTACAATGAAATATAAGTGTACAAAACAAGGAGGATATGGGTATTATAAACAAGATGAAATATATGATCCAGACCATAAAGATATAAATTTCCCAAATATTTCAAGTCCAAGACAAATTGCATTATATCATCCTGATAGATGGGAAATTATTTATGAAAAGCAAGATTTATTGAACGATAAGATAAATGATTTTAAACATAAATTATTATCTAAAAAATATAATTTTATTTGTAAACCTGATGAGTATGTTCTAATGCATAAAATATTAGTTGAATTGTGTTTAAATTTTCATGAAAATCAACCCTTATGTAAGATGGAAGAATTCACAAATTCTATTCCAGAAGGATTGTTGCTAATTGCTAATTATGGGGAAAATCATAATTATGCTTTTATGAATTTATCTATTATTGATCGTTTTGATAATATTCTTAATTTTTCTGATATTATTTCTGATATAAAAAGAATATATTATGAAGAATAGGTACAAACTAATAAATACTGCTGGATATATATATCTTCAGGTGATATAACTAATTTCAAATTAAATGAAGTGTACGACGAAGACTTTATTTTTATAAAGAATGGAAAAAGTTATTCCGATGTCAGTTATTACGCAAATGTATATAGAGCTGATTGGGAAAAAATTGAATACATGACTCCTGTTGAGATTATGATTAATATATTAACATCAGAACAATATGTAATATATATCGATAGCGAAATTGTTGCTGAAAAAATAGATAAAATATTTTATATGTTACAGTTGCCACCTTATAAAACAGATGAAAAAATTGTATATCGTTTAAGTAAGGCTTATAAATCACCAAGATATCTAGTCCCAGAACAATTTGTTTGGTATGAAAACAAGACATCAATTGAAAATTTAGATAAAATTATATTAAATTTTAGTGATATACAAAAAATAATTATTGAAAATGGATGTGAATGAATTAGATGATTTAAATTACTTAAAAAAAAGATTGTTAAATGTGTTTAAAAATAAATATCATTATTTTACTTTCACAAATGAAATAGAAATGAATGAATTATGTGAAGTTATTGATTTTTTAGATATAACTTGGGCGTCTGGTGATAATATATTTCATATTGATAATAAATATTTATTAGAAAAAGTAATCGCAGATAGAAGAGCTGGTGTGACTTATGTGAATGATTTAACGAGAGATGGAATCGCTATGAAACAAAAATATGAAATTAAAGATGAAGATAGAGAAATAAATTATGATACATTAAAGAAAATAATAAATCAATTAAAAAATGAATAAAATGATAACAACGATGTTATGGGTATTAGCTTTTATAGTATTTTTCTTTTATATAGCTGATACCAAAATTACATTTAATCCCTTTAGTTTTAAATGTGAAAATTTAATTGGTGCATTTGGTTGGATATTACTTGTTGTAGCATTCATTATGATACAAGTTAAACCAATAGAAAGCGCTAATTTAAATGGATATGAAGAAGGCTATAAACATGGTATAGATGATGGTTTTGAAGCAGCATCTACTTCATTTAAAGAAGTATTAGAAAAGAAAATAAAACAACAACAACAAGAATAAAAAAAATAACAATTAATTATTATATTATGAAAACTAAAAACAATTCAGAATCAGAACAGAATGTAATTACTACAAGTCAAGCAGAAAGAACTTTTGTTAGACATACAGATTATAATCCGAATCGAAAACCAAAAAATCAAAAGCGCAAAACATATGCTGCTGTAATAAAAGATAATGTAATTTCTTTTGGTATTGCTGTTTGTGGAAGTAAAGACCATTTTGTTAAGAAAGTAGGTAGACAAATTGCATTACAGAGAGCTATAGAAAGCCCTGTGTTGATTAGAAAAGTAAAACCTTCAGAAGATGTTAGAAAAGTATTTTTTAATAGCTTAAACGCATTGTAAACGTGTCTGAAGGAGATGTTTTTAAAAGTACCAGTATCGAGGCTATTAATCTTCCTGCTGGTACTATTATAGAGATTATTGATGCGCCTCATTCACAATTAAAGCCTAAAGATTTATATTTGATCACAGATTATAAAAGAAATAAACATCAAACGTGTTGTGGTGTTGATGTAAAAACAGGTAGAACTGATCTATGGACGGTTTCAGAATATAGATTTGATTTTAAAATTATGAGACTACCTTATGAGTAAACTAAGCAAAGATTATAATAAAGAAAATGAAATAGTTAAATGTAGGATTTTAAATATTCCTATTGGCTCCATATTTAAATGCTTATATAATAATAAACTATATATAAGAATAAAAGGCATTGAAATTAGAAACAATGCTAATAATTATTGTGTAAATCTAAAAACAGGAGATTTGGAATTTTCTAACAATTTAGATGAATTTGAGTTTATAATATATAGATACGGATAAGATATGATATTGAAAAATAAAAGAATAATGAAAGAAAAGAAAATACTTCAAATTAGTTTTAATAATTTAAAACAGGGAACTGTATTTAAATTATCAGACACTGCTTATAATAGAAATCTATTGTATAGCAATATTTCAATTAGTAGTGTAGTAGATGAAGGTGATATATTTGTTTCTATAAATAACACTTCAGACCCAAGATTTAAAAATTCTAATTCATCTTTCATTGTAAATATTACAAGAGGTCAATTAATTGGCTCTTCTTTATATTTAAAAACAAAAGATGGAAACAATACAACATTAATTGATATTGAAATTTTAAATGAACAATAAGATGAATATAGGTCAAGATAATACTAAAAACAAGAATATAACAACCGCCACAAAAGCAGCTGTTACTAATTCAATAAATAAACTTAGAAAATTCTCATTTGAGAATGCTAGAGTTAGAAGATCAGATGCTTTAAATACAGTTGATGATGAAGATTGTCAATTTATTCAAGGAAAATACTATAATATGGGCAGTTAATGAAAATAGAATGGGATGATTATATTGCTGGAAGTATAATAAAAATATCAGCACCAGGTGTTGAGGATAAATTATACTTAGTTTTTGCAGTTCCTGTAAAGGTTCAAGATACTTATGCTCAAGCTATTAATTTAACTACCGCAAAATTTTGCAGAAGCAGTTTTTATACAAAAGAGGATACTGTTATTGAAGTAATGAGAGGAGGGTTAAAAAATGGCTAATAAATTGAATAAATCAGATTATGAAGCAGGCGATATATTAAGAATAAAATTTTCTTGGTTTAACAATATACATGAAGATGTTTTTATTGTTTTAGATGAAATTCAATATTGGTTAGTAAATATAAATGATTTTCAACTTTATGATGATGATTCTCCAGCTTTAAACGACTCTCATTTAATATCAGTTGAAATAATAAAAAGAAGAGATGAATATACAACCGGATTTTAGTCAGAACATTATTATTTCAGCTAAAGGGGAATGGCAAATTAGATTACTTTATTTAATATATTCGAATATAAATATTAAATATAATAGAATATTTAGTCTTGAAGTACCATTAATATGTGATGAAAATTACAAAGATTTCAATAAAAATTTACTTAGTATAGTCAACAATTGCAAGTCAGAAAATATTCAAACCGAATTATTATATCATCCATTAACATCAAGCACTAGTATCAATACAGGAACAGCCTATACTCGTAAAAAATTAGAAATGATTTTTAAAAATGAATTTGTTGATTTTAAAAATAATAGTTTTATAAATAGAATTATTAAATCTAGAAATGTAACAATTTATGATCATAGATTAGTAAATATGAAAGAAGTTTTGGATATATATGGTATGTATTTATTCGATAACAAGAAAGATCATACTTGCTTTATAAATAGATATGAAGAATATTTTAGTGAATATAATATATTTAAAGCTATAAAAAATATGAATTATGACTGGGATTGTGGTTAAAAATAATACTCATAACGATATAGATAATTATTTTTACAAAATGAAATTAGGATCTGTAATTAAAATTACCAGCGTGACACTAAATCCATATATAATGAGGGTACAGGATGATGGAGACTTGACTAGAGTCGGAGTCTGTATTTTTTCTAAAGAAGATTTTGATGTCGGAACATTTTGGGGAAATCTTCTAGAAGGTTATACTTATGAAATAATAAAAGAAATAAAATGAATAGATATGAGGATTTAAAATTAAAGAAAGAATATCACAATAATTATGGTAATCAAAATGATAATTATTTTTCAATGAGCTCTTTATTTCCTGGGACTATTATAGAATTAATTTATAAAGAAAGTGATAAATTAAATCGTAATGGTAGATTAGTAATGAATACTGACAGAAGTGAATTTGTTTGCTTAAAAACCGGAGAAACATTTAAAAGAGCTATGCCTAGAGGCATGAATTATAAAATAATGAAAAAAGTCATTTAACAAAATAATAATTAAAGAATGAAAAAATTAAATAGAACAGAGATCGTTACGTTAGCTAAAAGAATACTTGAAGAAGTGAACGAAGTTAATGAAAAATACAATAAATCAATAATTAACTCTAAGGTCTATCAAGATGAAGTAGAAAAAATTAAATCTCAAGATCCAACTTTAAAGGTTAAGGCTGAGATTGAAAAGTTATTGAAAGTTGAGTTTGGTTCAAAATACGAAACAAAAGTAGGTTTTACTGTATCAAGTAAAGATGAAATAATTAATAATAAAATTAATAAAGAACTTGTTGATTTAAGAATTAAATCTATTAAACCAATTTACCATATTAAAAATTCAGATTGGGAAAGTATGCCAAGAGAGATGCAAAAAGTAATAGATGATATTACAATAGCTCAAATTGATATAACCGATACCCATATGTTGATTAATACAATTAAAGCTGGATTATTATAATCAAATAATAAGAAATAAAGTTAAATAAAATAAATAATAAAAGAAGAAAATTATATAAAATGAAAATAGTATTTAAAAGTATTGAAAGTGTAGATTTAAAACAAATATTTCCTGTTATTGAAGAACAAGATTATAAATTACTTGAAGGCTTAAGTTTAGTTATTCCAGATAGTGAATATGAAAAAATTCAAAAGCAAGGTTATTTCAAGGTAGATCCTTTTCAGATTAGTAAAGACTTGATTGAAGTAGCCACTGGAGCTAATTACGATCCAACTCACGCAAAAATTCTTGCAGAAGTATGTAAATCATCTATATTCATGGAAGATATGGCAGATGCCCTTACAAGAGGTGTGAGACTTAATCAAAATGTTATCTTGTATGGTCGTGGTGGTCATAATAAATCAGAAGGTACTGAATTGATTCTTAACTTAATGAAAAAAGAAGGATTAATTACAGAAGAACCATTTGTATTAACTTGTGGAGACGGTTTAACTGAAGAAGGATTGTTTGGCGGCATCAATATTAAGAAATTTAAAGATACGGGTGAATTAGAATATCTATTTAAAAATAGCTTTTTAGAACATGAGGTTGTTGTATTTGAAGAAATCTTTGATGCTCCACCACAAGTTCTATTGGCTCTTAAAGATGTTATGACATCTAAAAAAGCTAGAAAAGGTAATCAAGTACACCCTTGTAAGACTAAAATATTTATTGGTCTTACAAATAAGTCTAAAGAAGATTTTTCTGAGGATGATAGTTTAGAAGCCTTAGCACAACGTTTTCCATTGACTTTGAAAGTAGAATGGGATTCTTATAGCAAAAATAATTTTACAAGTTTATTTAAAAAAGTATTTGGAGATACGTTCTTCAATAGAAATAAAGGTAAACTTATTGAGTTATCTGAAATTTTATCTATCAATAACGGAATGAATGATAAATCACATTTTGTTTCTCCGAGAACGGCTATTCACGCTGCAAAATTATACTGTGATGGTGGAGATTTGAAATATATTTATGATATTGACAAAGAAATATTGAATAAGTATTATAAAGAAAATAAAGATAAAGAACAAGAAACGGCTGATGAAGAAATGTTCAGAATGATTGCTGATTATGTTAAAAATAATAATTTAGGAGAAATCGATACTAATGCAAAATTGCTTGACTTGATTATTGGAGAACATAAATCAAGAACAGGAGAAGATGTTAAGGTAGAGATTGATGAAACTTCTGCTGCAATCAAAATGGACAAGCTTAAATATGTTGTTTCATTGATGGATATTCATAAATGGTCTGCCAAAAATATGGACAGAGCAGGTAAGAAAAAGACTGAAGTTAAAGAAATAATTGAACAATTAAAGAAATAAAAAGAAAATATGAGTAATGGAAGAACAGAAGGGTTTACTATAAACCTTACTAATACAATTACTTTGCCTGAGTTAGATTATATAAACGAGTTAGCTCGTGATAAAAACTATGAATTTGGTGGTGGCTTTATTAAAGTCCCACCAATCATAGAAGATTTATATTATTTATTTACTCAAGAAAGAGAAGAAAGTATTGATTTTGATTTTAAAAATCATGTATTTTCACTAGATACTTGTAAAGAGGTATTGAATAGAGAATTGACTGAGTCTGAAAAAGCTTATTATGGATATACTTTAAAGTTTCTTGAAGGTTTAAATTATCCAGAATGCCCAGGTTATTCACCAATGGATAAAACATTAAATACTTTGATGTACATGGTGCATTTAAGTAAGTCTAATGAAACTAATTCTGCTCAACAAAATCCAAAAGGAAACGGTAAAACTACTTTAGATCCTCAATCATTATCTGATTTGATTAAAGAGATGAGTAAAGGAGTTCCTGATGATAATGGAGGTGATAGTTCATCTAAACCTTCTAACCAAGCTTTATCAAAAGATGTTATTTCATGTGTTAGAGATTTTCTTTATGATTTATCTCCAACTATTGCTAATATATATGCTGCTGAGAAGGTTCCTGATATGCCAATTAATCCTGGTATATTAAGAGATATTAAAGTTAAGACTTATTTAGAAGAAAAAATTGGAATGGAAACTTCTTTGGAAACAAAGTTAGTTGAAAACAATAAATCTAATAAGAAACGTATCAAAAATATGTCTAGTTATAGTCAAGTAATGAAGGCTAGTAAGACTCAAATGGTATTGCCTAATTTTGATGATAAGCTTGCAAAAAAAGAATTAACTATCAAAGAAAAGGTACTACCTGAAACAAGAAAGCAAGTTGTAACATTAATGCTTGATGATTCTGGTTCAATGGGAAGTATTCAAAAACAATCTTATGTTAGAGCTACTTTATTGAATTACCTCGAAGGAGTAATGCAAGGTAAGGCTAAACTTAACTTTTATTTATATGAGTCTAAACGATATGGATATAAAGAAGTTAAAACCCTTAAAGAAGCTCAGGATTTATTTAAAGATATAAGCTTGAGAAGACCTAGTGGTGGTGGTACTCATATTGGTTATTGTTTACAAGAAACTATTGATGAGATTGCTACTGATACTACATTTCACGATCCTGAGATTGTAATCATGCTAGATGGAGATGATCATGTTAATCCTAAAGAGGTCAAATCTAAGGGAGTTAAAATTAACGCATTATGCTTTGGTACAGAAAATCCTGGACTAAAAGAGCTTTGTGCTTCTTCTGGTGGTTGGTATGTTGTTGAACAAATGTATAATAGATATTAATTATGGGAATAGTAAAATATAACAGAGTTGTTTTTTCTGAAGCTATGAGTAAAAGTCCAAATCAATCTGGAATTTCATTTTCTAAAGTAGAATATCCTAGAGATTGTATAAAAATTGAATCTATAAATCCAAAAATGAATGACATAACAAGTCATCTTTCTATTGCAATTCCAATAGAACATTTAGATGATGTTATTAACAGTTTGATTGAATTAAGAACTGACTTAAATAAATGATTAGATTAAAAATAAAAACAGGTTTAGAAAAAAGAAATAAAACTAAGCCTGTTTTTAAATTAAGAAATAAAAAAGAATATAAAAAATCTAAAGAAGTATTTTTAGATTTAACAGAATTAGAAATAGAAAGTAGAAAAATAGAAAACTATGGATATTTCAATGAATATAGATGATATATTCAAAAACAATTTAACAATAAGTGAATATCTATATTTAAGAAACTTATTTGTTGGAGAAGATAATAAAATAAAAAATCTATATAAGTTAATAGAAAATATTAACGAAGATTCTCTTCAGGAAAGAGGATTTATAAAAATAACTGAAGATGCTATTATACTTAGATCTAAGGCTATAGATATGTTTTTACCAAAAGATTTATTCTATACGTTTTTAAGCACTTTTCCCATTAAAACACCTAACGGTAGATATTTATCGCCTTCTGGAAGTGGAGGAGAATATAAAGGAATGGCTGTAGATAAACTTAGAAAAAAGTGGGATAGCTTATTTAGAAACAAAGAAAATCTTCAAAAGAATGCTATTGATGTTTTAAATGCTGAGATTAAATGGCGTAAAAAAACTGGAAACATAGAATATATGAATGCTTCAGAAACGTGGCTTAATCAAGCTAATTTCGAGAAATATGCATATCTACTTGAAGATAATAACAAAGAGATAAATAAAGAGAAATGGATGTAACTGAAGTATATTTTGAAAAGGGAGATGATGATACTTATTTTAGAGATCATAGTTTGAAATTAATTGGTGATAAAGTTTGTTTTGATACTGCTGATGGAGAATATCAACTAGCTACTTTTCCTATTTCTTTACTTAAAGAAAAAATTAAAGAACATGAAGAGAAATCTAGTAATAGGTGATATACATGGAAATCATAAAGGATTAGTTCAAGTTTTAGAAAGATGTGGATTTGATAATAATAATGACACGTTAATATCTCTTGGGGATGTTGTTGATGGTCATAGTGAATCATTCGAAGTAGTTGAAGAATTGCTTAAAATAAAGAATTTAGTAGCTGTAAAAGGTAATCATGATGATTGGTTTAATACTTGGTTAGAAACAGGTGACAATCCTAGTAATTGGCAACAAGGTCAAAAGGCAACTGGATTAAGTTATTTAAATCATTCAAGACCAGGAACTTCTTGGTATGGATTACAATTTACTCCGGGAGGAGGTGAACACTTTACTGAATCTATAAGAACTAATGATATTTCAGATTCTCATATTGAATTTTTTAAAAATCAAATACCATATTATATAGATGATAAGAATAATTTATTTATTCACGGAGGATTTGATAGAAACTATAAACTTGAAGAACAATCAGAATTTAATTTCTGGTGGGATAGAGATTTATGGAAGCAAGCATTAAGTTTTGAATCGGGTAGAAAACCTGGAGATAAATTTAATATGGTTGAAGATTTTAATGAAATTTATATAGGTCATACAAGTACTCAATTTTGGAAGAAAGACGAACCAATGAATGCTGCTAATATCTGGAATTTAGACACTGGAGGTGGTTGGCACGGTAAGATTTCTATTATGGATATTGATACTAAACAATTTTGGCAATCAGACAATGGAAATATATTGTATCCAGAGTTTAAAGGAAGAAGTTAATTGAATTCAGTTGAAAAACGCATACAATACTACGAGCAACGTAGATCTGATATTATATCAGGAAAAATAAAACCTATTCCGTTTTTTGGATTACCTAGATTGACAAAATATATACCTGGAATTATACCTGGTTTAATGTATAAAGTAACATCTGGTACTGGGGCAGCCAAAACTAATTTTAGTAAATATGCTTTTATATATCAGCCTATATTTTATGCAATTAAATACGGAATTAATTTTCAGGTTATTTATTTTGCTTTAGAAGAATCTGAACAAGAGTTTATAGATGGATTGTTTATTCATATCTTAAAACGTAAATACAACGTCTCTGTTGATATATTTCAACTTCAGGGTATGCAGACAACACCTTTAGATCAAACTGTCTTAGATGCGCTTAAAATGGCTCAGAAAGAGGTTAGTTTAATAATGACTTATATAAAGGTTGTTGATAATTGTTATACTCCAGATTCTATATTTAATAAATGTAAATTATTTGCTTCTAAAATGGGTAAGTTTGAAATTAATTCAGTTACCAATGAAGAAGAATATATAGCAAATGATCCAAGTCAGGTTGTGTTAGTTGTGTGTGATCATATAAGCCTTCTTGAAGAACAATATGATAAGGAAACTGATGCTTTCTTGAATCATCATAAGACTATATCCAAATGGCATACTAAAATAGCCAGAAAAATAATTACAAAAAAATGGAGATGGACTGTATTAAATATTCAACAGCAAGCTTTAGAATCAGATAAACAACAATTTACTTCAAAAGGAGATAGTATTTTAGCTAAAATATTACCTACTCTAGACGGTGTTGCTGATAATAAAATAGTTGTAAGAGATGATCAAATAGTTATAGGATTATTTGCTCCTGAAAGATTTGGATTAGAAACGTTTAAAGGATTTGATATTGATAATAATACTCCAGAATCATTTGGAGATAGTTTTAGAAGTATAACTATATTAAAATCAAGATTTGGAATGCCTAACGTAACTCTTCCTTTATATTTTGACGGAAAACATAATATATTTAAAGAATTGCCTACTCCGAAAGATAAAGACTACAATGTTAAGATGAAGGAATATTATAAATTATTAAAAGAAAAATAAATGCCTTTTTTGAAAGAAAAATGGAATGATGAATTTCCAATAAGAGATTTAAATCCAGGAACAATAATAGAAATAACTGAGATTAAAAATAATCCTAATTTTTATTATCAATATATAATTGGAGATTTATTTATAACAGTACCTCAAAATGTTTGTTGGAATAGTGATAGTAATCCAGGATTCATGTTACAATTAAAAAGCGGAGAATTATTTTGTTGTGAAGAAACAATAAGAGTAAATTTTAAATATAAAATAATTAAAAAACCAAATTAAAATGGCAGGAGAAAAAAATACAGGAAAGAAAACAATTTACGCATCAATTGGCGGCAAAGGTGACAAGTTAGATAATGGAATTAAGGTTGGTTTTGGTAGATTTACCAAAAGATCAAGAGGTTTAAACGCTAAAGTATGTCAGTAGGAAATATTATTTCATTAATATTTTTATTATTAGCTATATACTTTTTAATTAAAGTTTTTACTATTAAAAAATCTATTAATAACCGAAATAAAAATAAAGAACAAAATATTAATAATAAAGAAATGGCAAAAAAAAAGAAAAAAACTAAAGCTGAACAAGAAATATTAGATCAAGTTGCTCAAGATTTGATTAATTCACTTGATAAAAAAGAGATTGATAATAAATTCAAGACAGCTACTGTTATAGATGAAATTACCGGACATAAGCGTGTTGAGCAGCCTATCATTCTATGTAGTGATGAAACTTTTGAAAATCACACATTAAATTTATGTAATGGATTATCGTTAGGGTTTCCAACTAAAGCTTTACCTTACTTAATTAAGTCATTAACTGAATTATATAATAAAAATGGACTTGATTATTTTAATGGAGATCAAAAGGCTTTAGATGCTCATACATTGTCCATATATGATAATAACAAGCTTGAAGTTATTGACTTAAACGTCTTAACTCCTGATCCGGTTAATTCAAGAAGTGGTAGTTGTCCAGCTGGTGCTATTACTGAAAATGATAGTATTGGCGAGGCTTTAGGTAAAGTCTATATGAATAATATGGATGTTCTAAAAAATATGACCACATCTGAATTATTAGACCTTAAAGGTGATATGGAGAAGATGAGGGATATCATTGAAGAAGCTGAAGAGAAACGAGATATGCTTGGAGCTACTAGTCAACAAGATCATAAAAAAGAAGTTGAAAAGAAAATAATGGAAAACATTAAAGAACTTGAAAGTAAACTTGTTGGTAAAAAAGAAGATAAATCTGAGGATATTACATTTGAGAAAATCAAAGATATATATTTGAAGTATGGTGATAAAGCTGCTAAAGAAGAACTTATGAGAGTTCCTGCTGAAAAACGTGATGAAATATTAGCTAAAATGTTAGATATAGTAAAAAAACAATAATTTAAAACTAAACAAATATGAGAATTTTTTTTAATTGGTTATTTAATTTAATATTTAATAACATAGAAAAAGCTAATAAAGACCAATCTTGTGAACAAGAAAAGTGGGAAAGAGAAAATTATGAATATATTGGACCTGTTGATTCTATAAAAAAAGATGAAGATCTTCAGGAACTAGATTTAGAGAAAGCTAAATTACAAGCTATTTCTAAATGTGATGGTTGTGAAGATGAAGTATTTGTTTTGAAGCTGGATGGCAAAGAAATAGATTATGCTGCAAACTTAAATCAACTAGCTGATAGAAATGGTTTAAATAAAGTAACACTATATCGTCATTGGAATAAAAAACAAGCTAATAAATTGCAAAGAACCGAACTTTACAAATGGAAATATGAAATAACTAAATATAAATAAATGAAAAGAATTGTATTAAAATTTCACGATCATGACGAAGCTAATGCTTTTGCGGCTATGATTAAAGAAGATGTGGAAATGGGAAATTGTACTATAGAATCAGAAACAGATGAAGAAGTTGTTTTTAATCTTCCACCCGAAGAAAGTGAAGAATCTGAAGATTAAAGGTTAGTAATTAAAATAGTTAGTAGTGAGGGAGAAGAGTCTAAGGTAGGAGGGATAGTTTTACTTAATTGTAAATATCAGTAACTGCTAACTATTTTTTAATAAATTAATATAATGACTTATGAAGAGTTTAAGAAGAAATTAGTTTTTAAAAAAGATAAAATATATATAGAATGCTTATCTTTTTCTATTGATAAAACTCAGTTTTTAACTGAAACAAGCTATGATATTGATGCTCAAAATAAATATATCGAAGAATTATATTATGATAATTTAGAACAATTATCAAAACAATAAAAGAATTTTTATTGAAAGAATAAAATGCAAAGAGATTTTTATAAAGTATTACTTGTATCACAATCAGGAAAGGGTAAAACCTATTCTGCAAGAAATTTAGATAGAGAAACGACAGGATTTATTAATGTAGAAAATAAACCTCTACCTTTTAAGGGTCAATTTAAATATCATACACGTTGTAATACTTATCAGGAAGCATTTAAAGCGTTGATTGAATATGCTAAAAATCCTGATATTAAAGTAATATTTTTTGATAGTTTTTCTGCTTATGTAGATTTACTCTTATATGAATGTAGAAAAACAAAAAAAGGATTTGATGTGTGGAATTTATATGCCGAAGAAATAGGTAATCTTCTTAATATGATTAAGAGAGTTCCTAAAGAAGTATATATGACTGCACATTATGAAATATTAAGTCCTGAAGGCGCTCCAGAAAAGCGTGTTAAAGTTAAAGGAAAAGAATGGGAAGGTGTGATTGAAAAAGAATTCACAATTGTATTGTATTCGGATAGAAAACAAAATGAAAAAGGATTAACCGAAGCATGGTTTGATAGCGCTTTAGAAGGTTCGTCCAGTAAATGTCCACCTGATTTAATTCCAATGGCTAAAACAAAATTTGATAATGATTGTGCATTTGTACAAGAATGTATTGAAGAATATGTAAAATAAATAATATCAACTCAGGGAGTGAGTATAAACACTTTTGACAAAGATTATATAGAAATATAAAATATATAAATGAATAACATGAATTTTGGTGTACCAAATTTAAGAATTAAAAAAGAAGAAAAATATCCTGATCAGGGAGTAATTACATTTTTACCAGTAGAGAAAGAAGGTGGTGGTAGAAAAATGATTTTAAATGACAAAGCTCTTGAGTTATTAAATCTAACTGATGCAAGTAATCAGATTAGTTTTAGTTTTTCAGGAAGTAGAACATTTATTGTAAATACTTCTGGTAGTATAGGAACATCGGGATTAAAAGTAGGTAAAACTACTCAAGGATTTGCTGATAAAAAACATTATAGTTATATCAAAACCAGACAATATGGTTTAACTGATGCCGATACATTAGAATTATTTTTTGTTGAAACAGAACAGAAGTTTAATGGTAATAGTGTTTATGAATTACAAATGATGAATGAAACTGAAGATCAAAAAATAACAGAGGATTTTAAAAATTCTGACGCAGAAGTATCAAATATACTAGATGAAGAAGAGCAAAAAGAAGCTGATGAACATGGTTATGAGACTGGAATGGAAATGGTAGTTAATGAAGTTAATTACGTCAATCCAGAATTAATGAAAGATAATTTAAACGCCTAATAATAAATAAAGAGAAAGAAAGATATGAACATATCAAATGAAAATGAAGAAAGAGGTGGGAACTTTATTCCTAAAGAAGTTTATCAAGGTAAAGCTAACTATAGAGTAGTTGCAGTTAATCCTGATAAAGCTAAATTAAAAGAATTAAATCAATTTGTACCAGAAGACGAACCGGTTTATACTGGAGAACGTGAAATTAATGGTATTAATTATAAACTTGCAAATATTACTGTTTATCTACAAAGTCCTAGTAATTTTGATATTGTAGATAGAGTAACTTACACTATTGTTGATAACGTTCAGGAATCTTCATCAGGTAAGTTAGCGGTTATAAATAAATATGGTTCAGACACTTGGTTGGAAAAATCTCATATTGATGCTAAAACAATGCCTAGCAACATGGAATGGTTTGTTAACGAAGGTATTAAACCAATGAAAAGAGGTGAAAAAGATTTAGTAAACTTTATCAGAGCTTTGAGAAATTTCAGTAAAATTACAATGAAGTCAACTCAAGAAGATAAAGATAAATATATTACTGAATTTGACGAAGCTGACTTACAAAAAATGTTTAAAGGAGATTTCAAAGATATTAGAAATATTATTATGAGTAATCCAGATGCTAATGTAGGATTCTTGTTGGGAGCTAGAAATGCAGACTCTGGTAAGGTTTATCAAGATATGTATAAAGAATATCCGCTTAGAAAATACATGGTAGGAAATGATTCTTCTAATGAATATATTGTAAAAGCCGTTAAAGAGTCTCAAGACAATGGACGTTATGCTAATACTATATTTAATCTAGATAACTTGTCATATAAAAAATATGATGTAAATTCTTCTCCTAAACCAGATGATACTACATTCAACGAAGAAGATCACGACGATCTGCCTTTCTAATAAATAAACAACATATTTTAAAATTATTTGCTTGCAGGGACTTGAATAAAGATAGCAATCCGCAAAGATTACCCAGGAAAAATATAAATTAAATATGTTGTTTATAACAAATAAATAAATTAATAATTAGGTGCTTTGGAAGTAGCTTGAAATACAGTTATAGGATTAGCCTTGGTAAATGCACTAGACAGCCTAATTATTTTTATTTTAATGACATTGATAATAAAAGAATTAAAAGAATTAAATGTTAAGAATATATTAAGTTATATTTCAGAAGAAGATATTTATAAAATGTATTTACCTAAGAATTTTAAATTTAATGTACCATTTAGTTCTCCATTCAGGGTTGACAATCAACCTAGTTTTATTATCGGTGGAAGTAATAGGTATTTTAGATATAAAGATTTTGCTACAGGCGATACAGGTAATTGTTTTAATTTTGTTAAACAATTATATAATATCAATTTTAATGAGTGCTTAATACAAATTGTTACTGATTTTAATTTAAGAAGTGAATTTGAAATAGCTACTATAAATTATTTTATACAAACTAAAAAAGCAAAATATAGAAATCCAAGTAAAACATTATCTACAGGATATTCTAAAATACAAATAAAATCAAGAGAATTCAATTCTGATGATTTAGAATATTGGAATAGTTATGGAGTAGATATAGATCATTTAAAATTAGGAACTATAGTTGCTATATCTTATTTCTTTATTAATGATATTTGTTATAGAGCAGATAGATATGCTTATGCTTATATAGAAAAAAAAGACAATAAGGTAACGTATAAGATATATCAACCTTTTAGTAAATACAAAAAGTTTATATCTGGAAACGATTATTCTGTATGGGAATTATGGAACACCTTACCTGAAACTGGAGATAAATTAATTATTACTTCTAGCAGAAAAGATGCTTTAGCCATAATCAATGTTTCTGGAATTCCGAGTGTTTCATTTCAAGCCGAAAGTATAATGCCTAAAGAAGTGGTTTTAAAAGCTATTTTAAAGCGTTTTAAGAGAGTTTATTTACTTTATGATAATGATACTCATAAAGAACAGAATAATGGTCAGAAAATGGCTGAAAAGCTTTGTTTAAAATATCCTGAATTGATAAATATTAAAATAGATGATCTACATAAAGCAAAAGATTTTTCAGATTTAGTAAAATACAGAGGAAAGGAGAAAGGTAGAAAAGTATTAAATGAATTAATAGAATGAAAATAAGATTAGAAACTGGATCAAATATAGAGTGTTTGCCAGAACCAATAAAATCAGCTGTTTATAGAAATATGAAAAGCCAATTAGGTAAAACTTCTTCAGGTGAAAATAATTCTCATGGTTTTATAGATATAAACACAGCTTTTACTTGGAATAAATCATTAGAGATGTCAGTATATGCTGATGCAGATACTATGTGGAGTGAATTATATCAAGGAGAGGAAGTAATTATTTCTCAAGAAGTATTAGATTTTTGGGATTATAAAGGACCTAAAGAATTTATGATTGAAAAACAAGAAAATAATGTTTATTATGGCACTTATAACAAAAGAAAAGTAAAAATAGAAATAACTTATTTAGATGAGTCAGAATGAACCTGAATACTACAATAACGAAAAAGGAAGTTTATATAAATTTGCTGAAGATCATGATTTAAATGCTTGGGAATTCGATATTTTAAAAAGAATTATAAGATGTCGTAAGAAAGGATTATTTAAAGAAGATCTTGAGAAAACAAAATTTTTAATAGATTTATATCTAAAAGAATATAATGAAGATGGAGAATAAAAAATATTATTTGGTAGAGCAAGAAACCAATTATGCTGATGAATTTGATTTGGAAGGTTTTTGGATTCAAGAAGCAGAATCAGAAGAAAAATTAAAAAAAGAACTCGTACAAAATCTTATTGGCGAGCGAGGTGATTTTCCTATGGAAATTTATTTCGGTTCCAATGAAGCTGTAGAATTTGAAAATGAAAATGATTATATTTCAACTTTAAAAATTAGTGAAATAACAAAAGAAGAATATGATGTAGTTGTTAAATTGTTTGGCGGTGCATTTGGTGAATGTTTTTAATGAGTAAAATCATAATTGAAATACCTGAATTTTGGACTCATTGTAATAAATCAGCTAATAAATATCAGAAAATAAATAATCAGGGAATATACTCTGGTTCTATACATAGATTTACAAGAGCTAAAATAGTAGATGATTTGCATAAGTATTTAACAAGTTATATGATTCCATATGTTGGTCATAATATAACTGTAGTTAAACAAATTACCTATAAAATATATACCGTTAAAAATCATGGAAGTATATCTATGAGATCTGGTAAATTATGTTGGAAACCCGTTACTAAGTCTTATAAAGCTAGTTGGGATATTGAAAATTTAGCTTCTTTGTGGATTAAAGTTGGGAATGATACATTAGTATTAAACGGTATTATTATAGATGATAATGTTGATGTATTAAAAAAAATATCTTATGAATTTATTGAAGTTCAGGATATAACAAATAGAAAAATAGAAATTATTATTGATTATTAATAATAATTCTTAAAAATACTATAATGGATGAAAACACTATAGGATTGCAAATAAGTGAATTAGAATATCGAGAATTACCTTATCCTAGTTATAGTTTATTATCAGATATGAGTAAGGTAGGTTCTAGCGCTATTGATGGCGTTAGAAATACAGATATAAATGAACTTGATGGAGTTATGGTTGGAAAGTTGGTTGATAATTTATTAACCGAAAATAAGCTTCCAGATAATTTTTATGTAGTAAAAAAGAAACCTACAGGTAAGGCAAAAGATATTTTAAGAGTGCTTGCAAAAACAAGACAGTATCATCCTAATAAAACTGAATTATTACATCCTGATAATCATGATTTAATAAACAAGTGTTGTGATACAATTAAATATAATTCCGGATCTAGAAGCGTAAAGCGCATAGATGGATTAAAAAATTATCAAGATTATTATAATGTTTTAATAAATAGTCCGGAAGATAGCTTTATAATAAGTGATTATTTATATTATCAAGCGAAACAATGTGTTAAAATAATTAGAGATGTATATCCATATATTATTGATGGATTTGGTGGCAATAAAGTAATTGCTCAAGTTAAGTTGCTAGGAGAAGTAAACAAGTGTCAGGTAAAAGGTATGTTAGATTTTGTCGTAATAGACGATATTAGTGAAACCATAACCCCTTATGACTTAAAAACAGGTAGTTATCCAGCAACTGAATTTTTAAATAATGGATATTTAGGATGGAATTATTATATTCAATCTGCCTTATATTATGAACTATTTAAAGAAGAAATTAAGAAACATCCAATATATAAAAATTATAGAGTAGATCCTTTTAAATTTGTTTATGTAAGCAGGATGGATGGTTCTCATTGCGAATTTATAGTTCCAAAAACTATGCATCATATTGCATTAAACGGATGGGAAGTAACAGAAAAACAAGAGGATGGAACTTTTGTTAAAAAGCCAAGAAAAGGAGTTCATACTCTTTTAAATGAATACAATTATTACAAGAAAAAGTAATAAAGAATGATGACAATTGTTTTTAAATAAACAATTTATAATATGGCTGAAAGCCAAAGTAATAAACTTAATAAAAGTAAGTCATATTTATTGGCTTATATAAATCAGTATATAAAAATTAAGTATATAGCAAAATTAAATAATACTTATTTATTTTATAATAATGAATATGCCTTTTGTTTAAGATATGAATATTCAGGTAAGAAAGAATTTACAGAATATGAAAGAGAATTAGAAAATAACAAATATTATAAAGGAACAGTTGACATAAATAAAAAAGAGGTATTATATATTTTTGATATACCAGATGAGTTATTTGAGACTGTTGATTTATATGTATCAGGTAAGTACAGCTACCTTCCTAATAAAGAATTATTAATAAATTTTTTAAAAAAGAATTTTGAACTAACCAATGATCACAAGATAATAAAAATAATAAACAGGGATATTAGATTAAAACATGAAATAGAAGAAAACTTAAATATCAAAATTCCCGAAGGAATGGATCTCTCGTCACTTCCTGATTTAGAATGCGAAAATTTTAAATACATTAAAGATGACGAAAAAGAATATATTAATAAGGACTGATTTTGTAGTTTACAACACTAAGTCTTTATATAATAAGAATATAGTTAAAATACCGAGTTGGGTAATGCAAGACGTTATTGAGAATAATAAACGAATCTTAATTAAACTCAATGATGCTAATTTAGCGTTATACACCACGGAACAATTAAAGAAAAATTTACTAACTGTAGAAAGTAAGGTTTATACAGGTAAATTTCAACAACAAGATATAACATATAATTTATGTCAAATTCAAATAAATATTAATGAAGATAAAAATAAAGAAATTAGATCAAAAAGCAGTAATACCACATTATTCCAAACCAGGTGATGCTGGATTAGATTTAACAGCAATATCAATTAAGCATGTTGGAGATTATATAGAATATAATACTGGATTATCATTTGAAATACCAGAAGGTCATGTTGGTTTAATTTATCCAAGAAGTAGTAATTCTAATCAAGATTTAATTATGTCCAATTCAGTTGGAGTTGTTGATTCCGGATATAGAGGTCCTATTAAAATAAGATTTAAAAGAATTCTCAATCCAACCGATCATGATACTAGTACGGATTTGGCTATAATTACAGCATCTTCTTTTAGCAAATATTATGAAGTTGGAGATAGAATTGCTCAAATGATTATAATGCCTTATCCTAAAGTAGAATTTGAAGAAGTTGAAGAACTTGTTGAAACAGAAAGAGGGCTTGGAGGATTTGGAAGTACTAATAATAAATAAATCATGAATAAAGATGTATATAATTTAATTGGATTAATTTTCCAAATGTCTATATTGATAATTTTTATTATAACTATAGTACAGATATGTTTTTTTGAAAAACAAATAACAAATGAAATCTTGTATAATTCAATATTTGCAGCTATGTTGTATATTGGATTTGAAATAAAAAAATTAAAAAATGACTGAAAAAGAAAAAATAATATTTTGTAGACTTTGCAATAGTATAGGATTACCACTTGACATTCAAATGACAAATGTTATATTTGATGTTAAAGAATTAGTAGAAACTAAAGGCGATTCTTCATCTATGAAGGATTTAGATGATATTGTTGTAAAAAATACAATTAAAACAAAAGAAGAACAAAATGTCACAAATAAAGGAGTTTGATCAATTTAGACGAATTTATTTAAGTAATTTAGTAAACAGGGAGTATCCAACGCTCCCTGCTTATTATTTTTATTTAAATCATACTACTAATAAAAATGTGTTATCTCAAAATCAATTTGAAAGATTGTTTTTAAAAGCAGTTAACGAATATTTTCATCCTATCACTCAAGAATATGCTTCGGCAGAAATGGATTTGGAGCAAATATATCAAATATTAGACGGATATTATAATATTCAATATTTGTTAGATTCTGATGGTAAATTGATACAGATGGTTTAAATGGCTAAAAAAGAGTCTAAGAAATACTTTCCAACAGATACAGATTTAGATAATTCTAGATTTTGTATTCAAAGAGATATTGCTTTTTGCATACAAAAAGTAGATTCCGAAACTGAAAAATGCTATATCGTAAAATACAAGCCTAGTAGATACAAGGATGTTAGTTACATGAGGATAAATACAACTATTCCAGCATCATTTCAAAACAGATTAAAGTTAAATGAATATGACGCTTGGGTTAAAGTATTTGAATGTTACAACAAAACTAGATTGAATTTAGAAGGTAAAAATGAAGAAAATAAAAAAGAGTATACTAAATTTGTAGAAATACCAAAACAATTAAACAATCAAATAGATCTGTTTGAAATGATAAAGGAAGTTGAAAATGAAAATAAATTAAAATAATTAATTATGAATACTGTAGATAATAACTTTGAACTAACTGAAGATCAGGCGGAAATACTAATAAATAATAGAGAGTTTAGAACATTAGTTTCTAAGATTGTATTTAATGCTCATTTAGATATAAATAAATCTTATCAAGATTTAATAATAGATAAAGTGTGTGATGAATTTAATGTTTCTAAAAAAGAGTTACTTAGTTCATCTAGAAAAAGAAGTTTGATAATACCAAGATATATTTGCTTTTTTCTTTTTTCTAGTAATAGAAAAACAATTAAAATGTCAATGAATGATCTTTGTAAATTCTTCAATAAAAAACTTGGCATCGTTAAGTATGCGTGTGAATCTATCTCGTACGATAGACAGACTGACAAGAATATAGATGGATTTATAAATGAAGTTACAAATCTTATAAAGATTAAAGGTAAACAAAATGCATAAATAATAGAGAAGAAATTAACTAGTTGTCTGCGGAAATAAGTGTCAGCACATGTGAAATCTTCTCTTATTATTTTAATAGATAATAAATAATGACGAATAAACAATTATTAAAAAAAATATTATCAGATCGACATATAAATGTAAACTTTTTATTAAGGCTTGAGATCTATGATATATTAAGTATTCTAGATACAGTTTTTAATCCTAGAGAAAATCCCAATTCAGCTGCATTACGTGATGCGGACGCAATAGACCGTATAGCTTGCAATTGCAATTATATTTACTATAAATCAAAAGGCAAAAACTCCAGAAGAATTAAAAGAGGATTATTTAAAGATATTTATGAGGAATCTGATGCTTTAACTTATGATGAATTAGAGATATTACGTAAACTATTTAGTGAAGAAACTAATTTAGAAGATATTAAAACAGATTTAGAAGTGTTATATGCTTATAAAGTCAAAAATCAGTTGTGGTAAACAAAATTTATAAGAAAAAATAGAAATTAATGGGACTAATTATGTTAAGAGATTTGCCTAAAGAAATTCAAGAGGCATATGAATATTATTCTAGTCAAATCATTATCTACAGAAGATGGTATGAAAAAACTGAAATAGTTTTATTTTATAATAAAACAGAGTCACTGTTAAAGTTTTATAAGTCTGGTAATAAAAACTTTATAGAATTAGTAATTATTTTTTCATTTCTAAAAAGAATAAATACTGCTACCGGAGGTCTTATATATAACCAAAGATTAGAAGTGGAGGAAATAATAAAAGAATATATAAATAAATATGACTGAAAATAAAGAAACTAGACAAGCTATGATTAATTCTATATTAAAGAATTCATACATAGAGCTTGAAAATATAAATGATCAAAGTATTATTGATTTTGATTTAATTACTAAATTATCTATTCTAGAATGTAATGTGTATAATTGGATTCCTTTTATAAAAGAAAATGAGAAAAGATTATATTCTACTGATGATAATGTTAGATACAATTTCTTTTGTATAAAAGATTCAAACAATATTAATTACCTAACCTACGCTATAATAGGTGAAACTGAGTTTTATAAAAGAAAAATTGATCTTCAGAAAGATTTCAATAAAATAGATTTTAAATTGATAGATAAATTAATAGAATATAAAAATAATAATTTAACTATAGATGATATAGCTGAACATATAAAACATATGAAATAATGACAAAAAATAATGATAATAAAGCAGAGAATAAAGCTGTAAATGTTTTTGAAGAGATTTTAAAAAATAAATTTAGTGATGTAGATATAAAAGAATCTAAATCGCCTAAACAATTAAAGAGTATAACAGAAAAAACTATTAGCTATTTTAGAGAATTTGCTGTAAATAACAATGATATTGGTTTTAGTACAGTTGTTGTGTTGACTGAAGATGGTAATTTAGGATTAACTCCTTTAAATACTGAAATGTTACATTCTGATGTTGGTGAAATGATGATGAAGAGTCTTGTTAGAACGGTTAATAAAAAAGAAAATAGCCCTGTACATTCTATTCTAGAGCTTATGTTTGTTCGTGGATTATTTAAAATATCTGATAATAAAGAAGAGCACGAAAGAGAAGTAGCTAAATATTCAGGATTGTCAGCTGAAGAATTATTCAATCATCCAGATGTACAAGATTATATGGTAGCTAATATATATAAATCCGATAAAGCTGAAACAAATATGTATGATGTAATTCTTGCAAATGACAAAAATGTTAAAGAAGGATTTGTAGTGTCACCTAAACCTGTTAAATCAGAAAAAATTAAGTATAACAAAGATAAAATGTTTATTAATTATTTTGAATGAAATACAATAACAAGAAGGATTTATTAAGAAGTAATTTGTTTAGAAATAATAACGATTATGTTCCGAGCGAAAGAGCTTTGTCTAGAAAATATCAATATTATGAAAGAAAAAACAATATTTATAATAATGGAATAAAAGTAAAAAATCTTCATATTGATAAAGAATTTCATTATTTTTTAGATGATATAGCATATATTGAGTGTAGGCATTTGAAAAACGATGATGATGGAGAAGAATTTATTTTTTTGCATGAATTAATCTATATTAAAATTACAAAAGATTGGTTTGTAAAAAACAAATTTTATGATTATTCTTATATAACAAATGTTAATACTTATGGATGGAGAGAACAAAACAATACTTTTTTCGATTTAAGTTTTTTTCATAAAATAGAGAAAATAAATATTAATTATTATAAAATAACTGAATTATTTAAAAAAGAAAATATTAACGAAATAAAAATAACTTTAGAAACATGTTAAACGTAGATTATCATAAAAAAGGAACAACAGTATTTTGTATGTTTCTAAACAAAATAGAAGAATATACTGTACAGGATGTTTATATAAACATTACAGATAAAGCTGAAGTATCATATTCTTTAAAGAATTCAAAGAGTCAAACAACAAAACTTAATTCAACCGATGTTTTTCAAACTAAAGAAGAATTAAAAGAATTTGTAATGTCTCAATTTGAAGAACCGAAAGCAGAAGAATCAAATGGAGAACCTGAAAAATCCTAATCGTAAAAAAAAGCAGAAATTCCCCAGATGGTTAACATTATCTCTTTTCTCTAATTGTTTTGGAGAAGGAGATAAATTTAGCCATTTAGGGATATGTTTTAGAGGCGTTTATTATTGTATTACACATTCTAGTGGAAATGGCATAATAGTTCCTAAAAACATGCTTAAAATGGCTAAAATGAGTAATAACGAAGAGTATTTCAAAAGATGTTTAAATATTCCAAAAGTATTACATCGAACGAAAATGAAGATTAACGAAAGTTTTATTGTGAATGCAATATTATCTTCAGAATTAAATATGGCAAAATGACAAAAGATAGATTAAATCAAGAAGTAAATATTGGAGATTGGGTTGCGTTTGTAACAGGTCATGCTGAAATGAAAGTTGGTATTATTAAATCTTTTAATAAAACAGGCAGCCCAAAAGTTCAATTAAATTACCATAAACCAAAAGATCTGATTACTCCTAATTATAAATATGAAGGATCAAAATCAGTATCTATGTTTATGAAAATTATACCAACAAAAGAAATGGAAAAAAAATATGAGTTACAGTAAAACAATTTATAAAAAAGATACAAAGGGAAAAATTAGATTTTTAAAAGTAGAAAGTAATTTTCCTGAAGACGGAATATTAACTCAAACTTCCGGTATAGTTGAAAGTAAAAATCCAATAATTCATACTAAGATTTGTAAACAAAAAAATATAGGTAAGAAAAACGAAACTAGTCTGGCTCAACAATCTATTATTGAACTTGAAGCTTTAATAAAAGATAAATTAACTAAAGGTTATTTTGAAACTATTGAAGAAGCTGAAACTGAAGAAGTAATATTACCTATGTTAGCTAAATCTTATAAAGATGAAAAACATAAATTAGATTATGACGATATATTTAATTGTCAATTATTTGTTCAGCCTAAATTAGACGGAATGAGATGTCTTGCTCATATTACAATTAATAATTATGGAGTTCCTGAAATTAAATTGGTATCTCGTGACGGCAAAATAATCTCAAATATGATGCATATCGAAATTGATTTAATGAGATTAATTCCATATTTAAATAATAAAACTTTCCCTCATATTTTAGATGGAGAACTATATGTTCATGGTGAAGATTTTCAAACTAATATGGAGTTTATTAAAAAATATAGAAAAGGACTTACAGAACGTATTCAATTTAATATTTACGATAAAATTAATCCTGGAGAAATGTGGGAAAATCGTAGATTAGGTTTACAATACATTTCAGGGCTTTCTAAGGGCTTAAAATTAGAATCTTTAGAGTTTATTAAGGATTATCAGATAACGTCAGAAAACATGCTTAAATCAGCTCATGAAGCTTATCTTGCAATGGGTTATGAAGGCACTATGATTCGTAGAGGTTCTGGATTATATAAAGTAAATGGAAGAAGTTCTGACTTATTAAAATATAAAGATTTTTTAGATATTGATTGTAAAATAATTTCTATTGGACCTGCCGAAAAAAGACCAGAATGGGGAAGACCTGTTGTAGAGTGGAGTGGTAAACAATTTGCATGTGGAACTAAAATGTCACATGAATCAAGAAAAGAATTATTAATAAATGCTGATCAATATATTGGAAAAACAGCTAATATCAGGTATTTTGAATTAAGCAATACTGGTATTCCTAGATTTCCAGTAATGGTTGGTATTCATGAAGACCGTTAAAATGTATATAAACAAAGAAAGTTTAGGCAAAATATTAAAGACTCTTCAAGAAAAATACGATGAAATGTCTGATTTAGATAAGTTAGATTTTAGTTCTATTTCTTTAATTAAAAAAGAAGATTTTAAAAAAGAATTTGATTATAATAAAAATTATTATTTAAATAAAACTTATGATGAATATGAAATGCTGGAGATTTTTAAATTTATGAAAAATCATAAAAAATTCTTTAATCATCACTGGGAACACGATTTCGCCTCAAGTCATCATTTACACATTAGGAGTGGCTCAGATGAGTATATTGGATATAATGATATAGATCCTAATTATGAATTATTATCATTTGAAGATTTTGAAAAATATATAGTAAATAAAGATGAAGATTAAAAGAAAAGATTTAGAAAATTTATTAATTACATTAAGCAATATATTACATGAAAATAAAGACGAAGTTATTGACATATCAAATGCTTTTAATTTAAATGAAGTTCAAGATGAATTTAAACTTCCTGAAAGATGGTGCATATTGGCTACTAAGGAAAATCAAAAATTATTAAGTTCAATAGATTGGTATTCTAATACACATAATAAAATAGTTTTTAAAAAAGGTTATGAATTTTTTGATAATCAATATTATACAATGGAGCCGTATAGAGATTCTTCATATGGAATGGGAATAAATGGAGGTCAAGAACATCTTTTAAATGATTATCAAATTATTACAGACGAGCAATTTGAAAAATACATAGTTCAACCTTATTTGGATAATGAAGATTATATAAAGAAATTACCTTTTTAAAATAAAAATAAATGAAAGTTAGAAAAAAGGATTTAATAAATTTAGTTAAAATACTTCAAGAAAAACTAGATAATTCTTATTCTTTAAAAGATGAAGATTTTATTGATGTTTCTGGTAATTATGAAATTAAAGAAGAATTTATACTGTCTACTAAATGGGGAATAAAAGCCGGTAATGAAGAGGGTGGTGATTTTTTACATCCAATTTTGAATAAAAAATTTGACCACTACTGGTCTAGTAAGAATTATGATCAATATATATTGTTTAACGGATATTTTTGTAAAGAAGATATAGTTGAAAATCAATCATTTGGTAAAAATTTGCCAAGAGATTACCAAGAAGTAACAATAGAGGAATTTAAAAAATATATTTATAAAGAATAATGAAAGATTTTTTAGGACAAGAATTAAGAGTAGGTGATAATGTGGTTATTATTGCTACTAGTTATGGATCTAGTACTGAATTAGAACAAGGTAAAATTACTAAAATAAATAAAGTAATGGCTACAGTAGAAGATAAATGGAAAAACCAAGGGGCTAAACATCCTAGTAAAATACTTAAAATAGATACAATATTAAATAATTTAGAAAATCAGAAATAATGGAAGATGGAACAATTTTAGTGTTAGGATATTTTGCAATGGTTTGCTTTATAATTTGGTGCGTTTCAAGAGATTAAAATATAATATATTATGACACTTAGAGAATTAAAAGAAAGGGTAGATTCCAGAGTATCTAGACTTAAAGATGGAGAAGATGAAGATGTAACAATTTTAAACAACAAACCATCAATGGGTCCAAGAGGTATGACGGCAGTAAAATCAGTTAATTCTGGTTTTGATTGGGAAAAAGGGAGATTTATAATTACTCCAGAAAATCCAATGATTGAAAAATAAATAAAAACCCTAAGATGAATTAACTTCTTAGGGTTTATTGTTTTTGAAAAAATTTTACTTTAATTGGTTATTTACTTATTGAGTATTGAAATGAATCTGATATCGGATTTTTACTTTCTAATCCTAGAATACTTTTCATTTGGTTTGTTTTAACATAAAAGGGAACTAATCCATATGATTTAAGTAAAGCTTTGCTTTCATCTTGTTTATCTCCTTTATCATAAACATCATTTATGTTAACTCCCCAACCTTCTTCTTTAGAATAAGCTACTCCAGTTAATTGCCACATCCAATCAAATACTCTTTGCACTACACTTATACTTGCTGCTGGATTAGTTAACATTTCCATCATAGCAGGAGGTGATATAAACGTAGATAATTCTGTTTGGACTCTATAAGCTAAATAAGCTGCAAAATATATTTTTTCTTTATCCTTGTCATCTCCTTCAGAACTCATTGCTATAGTGCGTAGCAACATAGCCATAGCCATCATTATTAACATCGTAGCCATTTCGTACTGAGTACGTTTTAAGTTAGCTATTTCATGATCTGTCATAGATTCTCTTAAGGTTTTTCTATTTGCAGATAATCCTTCTTGATTTTGTTTCATTAGTTTTCTTAAACTCTTTATAAATCTAATAGTAGTAGTATAATGTCCTTCTTGAAATTGTTTTTGATCTTGAGAATAAAATCTTTTATCTATATTAGCTTCATCTCTTAATTCATCAAAACTCATGAAATCTTTACCAATAGCATCCGTAATACCTCTCCAACGTCTGTTAACCCCTCTTGGCAACCATCCCCTCAAACTCATTATTAATTTACCGGCAATATTTCTTTGCATAACAGATTTCATATCTTGATTATATTGACCATATAAATCAGCATAGACGCTTCTTATGTATCTTGATATCTCAGTAGCTGCAATTGTATTATCTTTATTTTGACCGTCATTATATTTGCTTGTAATATTAAAACTTGTGTATTTTACAAATTTATTTAATTCAAGTTTACCATCTACTACGGTATATGCTTCGTCAAGGCTCATAGCATCGTTTTTAGACACTTTCTCTCCCTCTTGATTAATATATTCGCCTTTATCATTTGTGACCTTTACGTTGCTTAATAATGAGTACATCAAGTTACTTGTAACAACCGCTTCTGCCATACTTGTAACTGAAAATAAAGTACCTGAGTCTAATTGTTTTTTTACAAAATTATCCTGAACAAATTTATTAGTCAAAGCATGTGATTGTGTTTCAAGTCCAAATTTCTTAATCAATAATGCACTTTTGCTTTCGGGAGTATATTTTTGAGAATCTTTTAACATGTTTGGAAAATCTAACCAAGCTTTTTTAGTTCCATTTTGCCAATCAGTAATTGTAAAATGTTCTCCAACACTTGCCTCTAATAATCTATAAATACTACCTTGAGTAAATGTAGACAAAGCAGACATAAAGTTTCCAGCTAGAACTAGAGTACTTGCATATTTACTTACTGCTTCAGCTCCTTTAATTAACTGGTAGTTTTGTTTTGAATAAACTCCATTATAAGCACGTTTATACAGTCTGTTATCTATACTTGATTTTACAGCTTGATAAACTAAGTTTTGATCAGATTTTTGAAAGTTATTTCCAACAGCGTTTTGTATTTTTCTGTTAATAAAGCTATCTGTTTTAAGTATTTTGTCATTGTTTTTAGAACTTAAACTTTCTGCAATAACAAATAAATCTGCTTCAACTAGTTTGTTTTCTTCATAAGTGATAGTGGTATCGTGATTCATTGCTAGTAAGCTAGGAATATCATAGGATTGTAATTCATCATTTTCTAAATCATTTCTATAGTAAACAGGAACTGAAAATACTTCATTCCCATATCCATCCAATTCATTAGTTCCGAATTTACTTTCTGAACCATATTCTTGGTTAGTTATATTTTCACTATCTTCATCTGCTGGCGGTCTTAATAAGTCTTCAAACTTAGACTTAAATGTACCAATAATTCCTCCTGCTTTATAAGTTGCTTCAATACCACTCATTCTATCTTTCGGAAGATTATAAATTATTGTTCCGTCTTCAAGTTCTTGAGTTAATTTCTTTTCAGGTATTGTATATAATCTATTATCTGCATCAGTTAGATTTTTATGTATAAATCTTAAATCTTCCTTTTCTTTATCGTTTAATTTATCAAAATCAGGATGAATATAACTATCTCTGAAATCATCTTCATCTCTGGTTCTTTCTTTTATAGTTTTCTGTCTTTCTTTTTTTAATACTTTAATTTGTTCGTTTTTAGCTTCAATTAATTTTTGATTAGATTCTGTTTTAGGAGCATTTTTTAATTTATTAAGTTCTCTATATAGTGCTTTTAATTGATAACTATATTGAAGAAACATTTCTCTAAATTTACTTGTAAATTCAGGTATAACCGCTCCTGTTGGTTTATTGTCGTTTTTAGCATTTTTCTCTAGAAACCTATCCCACACTTTTCTTGGATCTCCAGTTTTTTCGTAAGAAATATTATTGTACCAGTTTGCTATATCTGGAATAACATCCATCATTTTATTTCTGGTAGATTGATCTGCTTTATCTAAAATATTTTTAGTTAACTGAACGAATTGAGATTTAGACATACCTGGATCCGCTATTAAGTATTCAAGAAATCTTAAGTCAGCAAATCCGTCCTCATATTGTTTGGTCCAATATTGAATTTCTTTTACTTTTATTATGGTTTCATTTTTCTTTAACTCTTGCTCTATATATAGTGTTATTTCTTCTTTAGTTTTCTTTCCTAATTTTTTAGCTTCTCTTTGATATTTTTCAGCATATAACCCTTGCATTAAATTACTATTCTCAGTAAGTTGAGATATAGATAAACGTTGTAGTTTTTGTTTATAGTATTTTTTGTTTTCTTCAACTATTTTTAATGTTTTATTTATGGTTTTTAATAACTTATCTTTATCTTCAAAAGGAATATTTTCACTAAGTATTTTCTTTATATCTTCTAAAGCTTCAGTAGATTGTAATACATAATTTAAGCTTTGTAAAAATTCAGGTGTAGGAACTTCTCCTATATATTCTTTTTGTTGTTCTAAAATAGATAATGAATTGTACAAGTTATCTACATAAGAGTTAATAATTACTTCGTTATTTTTTGCAATGTATTTATTAATATCTGCTTCTATATCTTGATTTTTAATTAAATCTTTTTGTATTTGATCAATGTCTCTCGTGTCAAGATTACTTGCTATATTTCTAGTTCGTCTTTTATATATAGAAATAACACTATTAATTTTTTCAGATAAGTCATTTAAATTCTGAATATCTGGCTTAATATTAATATGTTCTAGTTCTGAACTAGTTGCAAATTCATTAAATATAGCTGTTTTAGCTGAGTTTAATAAAGGTAATAATTCTTTAGAACTCATTGAAGTATTTCTAACTTCACCTATTGTTATAGTAGAATCTAAATCTTCTATGTTAGAGTACTTAACTTCAGCCATTAAAATATGATATGGATCATCTGCCAGATTAATATCGTATTGATTTAATATAGCTCCATAAGAAAGTAGTTGATGAATATAGCCTTTATCAAAATAAAGTGATTGAGGTTTTTTCTCATATTCATTTCCTTTATCTTTTCCTGAGAAACTATTAACTGTTTTGAAATCATAAATAATAGCTTCACCAGATTTTGTTATTTCAATTAAATCTGCTGTTCCTGGAATCTGTTTATTTTCTGAATATAATATTTGTTCAGTAACAAATCTACTACCATTAGCTATACCTGTATCTATTATATTTTTAATAGAATTTAATAATGCATTATCTTCATCTGATATATTGCTTGGAAATGGAGTTTCTTCGTTAATGTAATTCTCTAAAGCATTGTGAATTATCTGTCCAACAATAGGTCTTTGATTAGCTGATAACTGATATTCTTCAGCTCTATTTAAAATTAAATCTAAATGTTTTAATATATTAGCTTTAAATGTTATAGCTCCTCCTGTTTGAGAAGAAAGTAAATTAGCTTCCATTTGTTGAACTTCATCTACTTCACCAGTTGCATCTTCTATAATTTCTCTTGTATAAGCATCGTACCAGTTTTTATCAGAAACATCTTTAGTAAAACTAATAGAAACTATTCTTTCATTCATAAAGTCATTCAACGCACGTGTTAATGCCATTGGAACTCTAGGTTGATTTAACTGAAATTCAATGTTATCTACATTAAATAAGGTTCTGTCAAATACCATTTCATAATCACCCTTATCTTTTGAGTTAAAACGTCTTTGATATTGTTTAATATTCTTGGTTACTGAATTATTGTGAATATTTCCTTCTTTGTCAATATAGATATTTTCATTATCAACAGTTTGTTTTGTAAAATCTTTAGTTAATTTTTTAAATAAATCTAATACATCTTGCTGTTTATTAGAACTAGCAGAATCTATTTTATATTTAGATCTTTGAGTAATAATGGTATTATAATTTTCAACACCGGAAACTCTAACTTGATTTGAAAGCAATTCAGTTGCTAGTTTTTCAATAGCATTTGGTTGAACAGAGAATATAGAAGATAGTTTATTTAAAATCCAGTTTTTCAATTTTTGCCAATTAGACAAATCCTGCAAATCTCTATTAAATATTCTATCTCCCTCAATTCCTATTGCAGTAGCTAACACCTCTTTATCTAAATCAACTAAACTTAACTCTGGATATTCTGCTGCTATATTACTGTAGAATTCGGTGTTGCGTAGCAAGCCATACGCTTGATTTAAGACACCATCGTCTTCTTTAAGTAAGTCAATATACAAATGTCCAAATTCGTGAATTACAGTGTCTGAAAATAGCTTGTTTGGATTTATTACAATAACAGGTTTTCCATATCTTTTTGATAATGGATGATTAGCCGGTAATAACTGACCTGAATCTGGAATACTGGCATCTATTAAAACCTCAGCATTTAAAGATTGTTTTAATATTTCTATTTTGCGTTCTGTAATATTAATACTATCTTCACTTCTGTCAGATAGATTTAAATTAAGTTTTCTAGATAAAGTATTATTATCGCTTTTAGTTGAATAGAATTTTTGTATAGCATCTTCTGTAGAAGTATATTGATTGAATAATATTTCATCTTCTGTAGAAAAACTATTTAACTCTTCTTCTGTAGGAAATTTATCTATTCCGTTTTCGTCTTGCCAAATACTAACATTTGCTGCCAATAAAACTTCATCTATTCCTGTTTGTTCTTTTAATGCTATGAATTCAGCACTTGATTTATTTACACATGTTCCTGCCATTAGTTACATTCTTTTATTTTATCTTGTTGTTTTTTAGATAGAGCATTCCATTCTTCTTCAGTTCTTCCGTAGAAATTATCTTCTTGCATATTTTTTGCTTTTTGTAAATCTAGATCGTCATTTAATACAGTCCAGTTATTATCTTTAAATATATTAGCCAATTCTGAAGTATATTCTATTTCAGATTGCAAATATAGCTTTTTATTTCGAGATTCTCCTCTAAATAAGTTTTCTGGTCTTATTGTATTTAAATCAAATAGCTTTACTTTAGTTTTCTTTCTTAACTTATTGTTTCTCTCTGTATCCACTTCTTCTGAATTAGAGTTAATTAAAGAATAAGTAGGAACCCTGATTAATTCTTTTTTTGCATTTAATTCATCAGATATATTAGTTAGCATATATAAATTTTCTTTAATCTTATTATTTTTATAAACAGTATTTTTAAAGAATGGATAGAAATTATTAGTGTCAGTTATTGTTACCTTACCAACCATTTTCTGATTAGTGATAGGTTTGTTTGAAATTAATCCCTCTGGTTTCTCTATATTAGCTACTATTTTATAATTAGACTCATTGTTGATACTCATGAATGTCATCATTTTCTCAATACTTTCATCTTCTATAAACTCACTATATCCATCGTTCATTCTGTTTATCAAATTATTCATAAAATAACCATGACCAGTATTTAAAAAATAACTCTTCGGTAAAAACTCATTCATGTTAAAATAAGTTGGTTTAAAACCAGTAGTTAAAAAGGCATATTGAACTAGTTTATGAATAAATTCTACTCCCGTTGGATTGCCTTTTAAATCTTTTTGATTATATAACTCTTCCATTGCTTCTCTAAGTAATATTTTAGAGTTAGTATCGAAATATTTATAATTTGGAAATGATATTAAATTAGTACTTGCATCTACGTACAATTGCTTTAACATAAGGTTATCTGGAAATGCAGCTTTTTTGCTTATTACTTCAGATAAAAATTCTTTAGTCATATAATCAACTTGATCTTCTTCTATGTTATATAATGCATGTCCTGATTGAGACATTACATATGGATAGACATGATTGCTTATTAACTTTATATTGTCAGCAGCAATTGGCAAAGGCTCACCTAGTTGGTTTGATATTCTATTTACTATGTATCTATAATTATCTGTAGCTTCAACAAACATTTCTTTAGCTATAAAGTTAGTCAAGAATAAACTATTATTCATCATAGCCCCTAAGAATGTCATATCATCTGTAATTTCAGGTCTAAATTCTATATTATTTAAATCTAATCCTGATTTGAATAATTTTCTACCTCTTACAAAATTTTCATTTATATTACTTCCAATTGATTCTTTAGACAATCTTTCCATTCTATTATACAGAGTAGAATGTTCAGCTATATTCTTACCAGCTCCATTACTATCACTCTTAGAGCTGACGATGTCATTATTTAATTCTTTACCTGCAAGTTGAATTATATTCCAAAATCCTAATACTAATTTAGAATTAAAATCTTCATTTTTTTGTATGAAATCATTAAAGTTTATTTTGTTTTCTTGCAAATTACTAACTAATTCTCTTGAATACTCATTAAGTAAAGATTGTTTGTAATCATCTACTTGTATTCTAGCCACTTTCTGAGTCTGCATTTGTTTCATTTTAGAAAGCTTTAATACGTCATCGTTAAGTAATACTTTAAATACATTTACCGGTTCTATACCAAGTCTAATCATTAGCATAGCTCCGTTAGCTGTATAGCTATTGAAATTACCCTCAATTATATAATTATCTTTCGCAGCATCCACCGCAGCATTCATCAAGTAACTGACTATTTTGGTTAGTTTGTATTCATTGTTATTTTCATGCCCTAAAGTAAACATTTTATTAAATTCAAAACTATCTATTTTAAGATCATATTTAAATACTTGATTTGTTATTTGACTCATAGGAATATCAGTCATATGATTTGCCATAGTTGCTACTAGTTTTTTAGCTTGCAACATGTCTACTCTGGATTTAACTAATCCCATTGGTGATAATTGTCTAATAGGATCTAGTTTTCTTTTTTCTGAGAATGATTTTAAAAACTTAGTTTTATATTTTCCTTTTAATGATTTAAATTTATTAAATTCCTCTTCAAAATCTTCTGTATTTAAAATAGATTTAATGTATAAGACTTCATTAATCGCATCTTTTTGTATATCGCTATCTAGCGGCGAGATTAAATCGTCATATGTTTTAGTGTTAGTTAAAATACTAGACATCAATTCTATTAATTTATTCTGTTGACCTTTATGCGTTTCAACATCATCAATATAATTGATTTCACCATTTTCTTCTATTTTGAAATTAGGCATCATCAAGTACATCTTATCGATATCAAAGTCACTACCTGTTTTAGCCGTAATCTCATGATACACAATTGCCGTATCTCCCATACTTGGAGGTAATATTCCAACTACTTCAATACTGTCATTAGATGAAATACTTTGATTTGGAATACGATAACCTATAATGTTTTCAAATATTCTTTTATCTATTTTGCCTGAAGCAAATGCTTTTCTAAAATCTTCGTAACTCATACCTGTTTGTTCGTAAATAGAACTAAAAGGCATCATGATTCTTGCTTTAGATATAGACTTAGAACCATCTGTATTAGTAACTAACAATGGAGGTCTTAGTTCTTTATCTTCTGTAAGATATACTATTTGATTGGCATCTGGACTATCTATTCTGTCAAAACCTATATTAGCTACTTGAATAGCAGAACCAGCATTAGTTCTAACTTTTCCTACGTGTTTATGTATATAACTAGATATAATGGGAAAAGCTCTTTGAGCTATACCCGGTATAGTTTCAAGTGGTAAACTTGTATCTAGTAAAATATCAATTAAATCTTCATCTGCTGTTTCATCAAGTTGATCTACTATTAATTCTCTTAATTTAGTTTGGTCAAATGTTTTATCTTTAATTTGTATTTTTTCAATAAAATTATTTAATTGATATTGAAGATTTGTTTTAACGGTGTTATCATATTCATTCTGTAATTCACTAGCTGTAAATTCTTGATCTCTCCATTTATATTTAGTAGTTGTATCAGTTAAGTCTAAATTAGCAATTAAGTTTTTTAAATGCTGATTACCTAATACTCCATCATGATCAAATTTAGTTGGTAATTCTACTTGTAGTTTTAATCCTGATAAATTAAATAAAAATGGATTTAAATTCATATCATCTTTAAGGCCAGTAAATATTCCATTTTCATCTTTATTGAAAATAGTGGTGGCTGGCTTGTTAGATGCTTTAGAGCCTGACTTAAACAATACCTGATCAACATTTTGAATCTGCATTTGATTAACTAATTTCTCTAAATCAGTTCCTCCAATAATAGCTGGAGCTAATACTGCTGTTGAGTATTTTAAATATACTGGAAATTGACCAATAACATTATCTTTTTCGTCTAGAATATCTTCGAGGTTGAATCCAGTTAATTTAAGGGCTTGTAAGCTTCTACCAGCCGATTTAAGCCATTTAATATCCTCATCGGTATATTTATGTGATTTATCTTTTAATCGTTCAAATATAGCGTTATCTTTGCTTGACCAACCGTATGTTCCAGATATAATTCTTTTATAGAAATCAAGAGTAATATAACCTTGAGCATCTGCTATTTCATGTCCATAATTTAAAGTATTATTACCAGTTCCTTTTTTTATTTGTTCAGCAAATTTACTAATGTCATTTTCAAGAACATTTAAAACTGCTGTTGTGGCATATCTATTTTTATCTACAATTAATATTTCTTTATTAAAAGTAGTATATTTTTGATTATTAGGAACTGATGCTTGACGTATATATAAACCATCTGTTAGAATTGCAGGACCACGTTTTAAAGCATCTTCCATAGAGAGTTTATCTCCTTTTTGTTTATAAAATGCTAAATCTCCATTAAATAAATTAAACATTTCAAGATTATTAAAAATACTTGCAATCGCATAATTATACGGAGTTGTTTTTAATCTAGATGTTTCTATGTTAGTATCTACTTCAAATAGTGATTTTTTGTTTCCAAATTTATCGACAATGATCATTGAATCAAAATATGATTTATTTTCTCTAGCTACATCCATAAATTCTTCTTCAGCTAGTTTAAATAATACATCTTCAATATGAGATTCTTGACTAGGATCTGCTAATTTAACTCCTTCTTGAAATTTATATAGTAAATCAAATTCGGATCTATTTTTTTCATATATGCTATTAAAAAATCCCCAACGATTCCAAGAACCAGAATTAATAAAATTAGAATTCAATCCTTTTGCTTTAGTCTCTGATATAAAATTATCATCTTTATCGGTTTCCGTTATAGTATCATTTTCTACGTTATAAGTTAAAGTGTTGCCGTTTGTGTTTTTAAACTTAGTTGCGTAATGGAAATCAGGAATCAGATACTTCATTAAATAATCTTGCTTTTGCTTAGCTGTAGTTTTATTTAAATATCCTTGAATTAAATCACTATTTCTTTTTAGTACTTCAAATTCTCCAAGTAAATAATTTTTAATTACTTTTTGATTTCCCTCTCCTAAAGAAGTTAATTCATCGTTTGAGTCTAATATAACTGAATTTTCAAAAGAACTAAATCCTTTCATACTGTAACTACCAGATTTATCAGCACTAAATAAATAAGGAAATATTACTTTCATATCACTTGAAAGAGCCTCTTGTTTTTGTGAATTCTGACTTTTTTCTAGAGTAGTATATATTTCATCTCTATCATTAAACATCTTAAAGAAGATATCCATATTTAAATCAGCTTCACCTATTTCTTTGTGTTGAATAGGATTGGCATCTCCTGTTGACTTAAGTTCTGAATTTATAATTAATTTTAAGTTAGATATTCTCCTATTTCTTTCAGCTATATTTTTATTTGAATTCTCAGCGTACAGTCCTTTTTTGACATTATCTAAATCTAGAAGATAATCAACAAATATTAGATTTTTATGTGATTTATTTTTTAAACTAGTTAAATTACCAGATTTCCAATTTAATATTTCTTTATTTAATCCAGAAACTAAACTGTACATCCAGCGTTGCTTATTACCAACAAACAAACTACTATCACTTAAATCAGTTTTATTTATAGCCTCATATTTTGCAATAATATTAAAAGGCGTAAATAAATCTTTATCAAGCAATGCTCTTACTATGTTTTTTTGTGTTCCATTATCGCTTTTAGAATATGCCTCTATAATCGATTTTAAGCCCTTTGAAGAGACTTTCTTATCATCAGCAGCTTCGTTATCATTAAATTTAATTTCTTGCTCAAAAATGCTTTTAAATAGGTCTTGTAATGACAAGTTTTTATCTAATCTTATTTTATAAAAAACATTTTCTCTATTGTTATATAATTGATTTACTGTTTTGTAGTTTAAATTTATATCAAGTTTTGCAAGTCCTTTTACTATATCGTTTTTAGTTTTAAAGTTTACCAATAGTTTTCTAGCTTCTTTGTAGTCTTCTGAGTTTTTTATATTATCTGAAGAATAATCAAATTTGTTAAAAATATTGCGTACAAATTCATTACCAATAAAAGCTTCTTTGTCTTGAGAGCTAGCTGGATCAATATGACGTAAAGTTAATTTACCGTCTTTTTCGTTTATTTCACTTATAGTAAATACATTTTGAGCTTTATAAAAACTTGTTACAAATTTAGTTTTAAAAGCCTCCTTATCTAGCTTAGTTTTTTTTGAATTATATATTCTTTCTATTTTAGCTAAGAAATCTCTCGAAATAGAATCGTCATTTTCATTTGATGTTTCTTGAAGTTTAGCAATCATCAAATCATATGGATCTTGAATATAATTAGATTCAGTTAATTCAAGTTCTATTATATTGCTGAGAGTTTCTACTATTCTGTTTTTAACTTCATTGGCTGGTCTAGCCATAGGAAGCATTAAAAGTTTACTTGTTTTAGGCGTTTCTGTATTATCTACATCTACTATGTAATCTGGAATAGAAGCTAATATAGATTTTAATTCAGCGTCTATATTATTTGTGTCTCGCACTTCAGATCCTTCTTTAGTAAAATTACCTATTTCGCTGTTAGTATTTATTTCATCATCATCTTCTTTTACATCAGCTTCATCTATATACTTTAAATTAAAATCGTTTAAATTGTTTTGTATAATTTTAATTATTCCGTCAAGAGATTTTTTATTATCTAAAATGTCTTTTTTAATAGATTTCATAGATTTTTTAAGAACTCTTAATTGATTTTCTCTAATTAAGATTTCATCTTCCTCTAAATCATCTATTTCATCTTCTAAATCAGATTCTAATTGATTATAAGCACTATCCATAGTTGCATATCTTTCTTCAAGCTCTTTTATAACAAATGCTTTTAATTCAACTGAATCTTTTTCATTTTGTGTTTTCTGAATATATTTAAGAGATAATGAATTAATTGTTTCTATCTTATCTGTGGCAGATAATGTTCTTTGATTAATAAAATATCTTTCTTGCTTTGCATTAACGAAATAATGACTACCAGACATAGAAATTAACTTTGGCTCATCCTGAGTATTTAATAACCCAGGATTAGCTTCAAAGTATTTATAATCTTTAGATTTAGGATCTTTATTAGTCCAGTCTCCTCCAATGAAAACTTTAAAAGAGTCAGAAAATAAACTATCATATAATATACTTCCTCCTTCTTTATTTTTTTTATTTTGCTGAGGAAATAATTCTAATAATTTACTATGTAGTATTGATTCTTTGTCTATTTCTAATCTTCCTTGTGGAAAACTTCCTTTACAGTGTATTTGTGCCATTAACAGTTTTTATTATTATCTTCTGGTTTATTGTAAATTTTATTTGCAAATGTAATAAATTTATTTGCATTATCTAAATTATCACTATAAAGAATATTTATTAATTGTATTAATTTCTCATAAGTGTTAGCATTAAAATCGTCAAAACTTGATTTTATTTTTTCCTTAGATAGTTTTCCAGACTCTAGTTTTTCAACATATCTTTTCAATCTGGAATCTAATATGCTTTTATTATCAAGTATTTCGTCTTCATCTGTATGTGATAAAGTTTCTACATAATTATTACTAGAGCTATCATCCATTTCGTCTTCAGTATTGTCTATCATTAAATTTTGTATTTTATTTTGCTTTGGATTATAATCAGGAATGTAATCAGGATTAAAACTATCTCCCGCTAATAACCCTCCCAGACTATTTCCTGGAGGTTTAATTTCAGGCGGTTCTTCATTAGTTGTTTTCTTATTAGCTTTTTTATTGTCTAATCCTCCAATTGATTTCAATAGTTTTCTTACCTCTTCGTCGGCAGTTTCTTGTTCACTCAATTCGTCTTCTTCACTAACTAAAGTTTCATCTCCTTGTATTTTTATATTTTCACTTAAATTTCCTTCTTCTAATTCTTTTTTAAACAAATCAATAGTTTCTGAGTTTAGATTATCAGTTGCTGAATCAAAATCCTCATACATTTTAGACAAGTTAAATATACTATCTTCATTAATAGTGAAGTCTTGATTTAATCCAGGCACTTTAATTGTTTTAATAAAATTATTTGTATTTAAATTATTTTCCTTACCAACTAAAACTGGTTGTTG